CTACTTGTGCTAGTTCAGGCATATTATTTTCTCCTTATGTTGGGGCCAGCTATTACACTGGGTAGCCTTATTATTTTCTTTGCATTAAACCGCCTTTGTTACGTCCTCCAGAAGGCCCTGTATATCCACCAAAATTACTGGTATCTTCTATACCACCTGTTTTTTCTTTTTGTTTTTCTCTGGCTCCTTCTTGAGCAGCTTTTACTTCTGGACTTTGTGATCTTAATGTCTCTGTTTTTCTTCTCTCATCTTGCATTTGTTGTAGCATTTTTTGTGATTCAGATGGTCCATCATCACCACTATCTTTAGTAGTAGTGGCTTTAGTAGCTGTGGCATCACTATTCATCCAAGCATTTAATTCTTTCCTAGTTGTTGTGCCATCATCATCAATATCAGCAACACCTCTAGCACCCCTAGTTCTAAGTGTCCCTGATGCTAAGGTAGATACTAATTTAGGGTCAAGATTATTATCTTCTGCATATTTATCAACTCTACCCTTTAATTTATTATAAGTATCATCATCTATCTTACCAGCAGCTTTTGCTAACTCAATAGACGAAAATGCTTTAGAAACATTACCTAGTTTGTCTATACCCTCTACAAGACTTATAACTGGAGTTTTTAAGCCAAATATACCTGAAGATTTTGGTTCTGTTAATATACTATCTACATAACCAGACACGTTATTAAAGTCTACTTCTTTATACCAAGGATCTTTTGGTTCAGGTGTAAATCCACTACCACTATCACTACCACCACCTCCACTTGTAGGTTGTTGTATTGGTTTTGGTGCTGTTGTTTTATAACCTTGAGATATTAATTGATCATATCTTTCTTGATCTTGTGGTAATATTAAATTTACAACTTCACCATTAGGTCCATAAAGTGTTGTTGGTTTTTGGGGTTGTGGTGTTATAGACCCTGGACCTGTAGCTTCCCAACTAAATCCTGTACCTATATTAGGCATAAAAGGACTACCACCTAAAGACATACCCTGTGGTTGTTGATACATAGACTTTTGTTGTTGATAGGGATCTGCCATTTGAACCACACCACCGTTAGCCATCCTTTGTAACTCTTGCATTTCTTCACCACTAAGAGGTCCACCCATAGCCATTTGTTTTGGTGCTGGTGGCATTGGAGCCTGAGTCATAGGTGGTTGTCCAGCCTTGGGTCCACCTACAGGTACAGGTTCTCCACCTATACGTCCATCACGTTCCATCTGACCAAGACCACCCTTAGCTTTGTTACGTAAATCCTCAAAGTGTTTTACTCCATAGTATTGTACTACATCAGCAGGAACTACATACTCACCCTCTGATAACTGTGCAGGTATATCATCTCTTACTTCTTTAGCCATAGAACCAGGTGGTATTTGATTACCTGACACAGGGTCTACCTTCATACCATCATCCTTCAGACCACCCTGTTGCATGAAAGCCATTTGCATTTGTCTGTTCATTGTTACCCCACCCTCGTTAAATATTCTTAGTTTACCATCTTTTGTTCTTACTGCCATTTCTTTTAAATCAGAAATAGTAGCAGTTTTAACATTTTTTGCTAAAACAAGAGGACCAACTTGTATCATCTCATCAGCATCAAATACAATTTTTCCTGTTTTCTTACCATAGAATTGACTTCCTCTGTAGGGATTCATTCCTACTTGTGTCCATTCTTTTGAACCAGACTCTATAATAGATGCAGCCATTTCCTGTAGTTCGTAAGGATCTTCTGGGACGTACTCACCAACAGCACGAGCTATTGTAGATTTACCAAAAGGTTTTTCTTCACCAGTTTTTTTAACTAGTATTTTACCTCTAGCAATATCTAAAGCTTCTTTTGATTGAGATCCAAACCTAACATTCTTTAGTCTTATTGCTTGTCCATACCCTAAAACAGACCCTTTTAAATTTATTTTTTCTTTAGTGCCACCATCGTGTATAGACACAACCCACTTATCATACTTGTTATAGGCAGGAATATCTAAACGTGTTCCTAATAATTGACCTTTTTTTAAATCAAAACCTTTTACACCAAGTATACCATAGTCTTTTGCTTTTTTACCCATTGACCCTGTTACATCAGTTACAGTAGGCATCATGTTTCGTACTTCATCAGCAGTATATTCTTTTGGTGGAGGTATAGCATCACCAACACGTTTACGAGCTTCCTTAGATGTTATATCACCTCTGTATAAAGCTTCTGCTGCTGCTTCAGAATCTGTAGGATTTTCTTGTCTTTTACCTTTTCCACCCTCTTTTTTTTGCCAAGCCTTTAATGCGTCAGGATCATCAATAAGTCTTTCTGCTTCTTTTACATCTGCAGCTCTATTAAATAATTTTGTATCTGTAGGAGTTTTTTTAAAAGGTTCATCTACAATACCAGAAGCAGTGGATTTTAATCTAATATTACCACCCATCATACCTACAGCATTAGGATCAACTTCAACACGTTTGGCTGTATCAAGTGCTTTTCTTGAACCAGCCATAAATGCATCTGCTGCATCATCAAGTTGGGTTAGACTTCTAGCACCTGCCATACCAGCAAAAGCCTCTGGTATAGAATATAAATCCCTAGCCATACGTTTTTCTAATTGTTCTGTGGGCATAGCTTGTGATACAGCACCCACAGCATATTTAAAAGCAGTGTCAGCTAAACTTAAACCAGAAAGGCCCATATCTTTAAGGTAGTCTATAGAGCGTTTATAGGCAGTAAATAAAGCAGGGTCTTCGGGATCTACATCAATCTTACCTGCATCCATAAACCTTTCTTTTGTTTCTTCCCAAGAGTCAGAAGCAAAGTCTCTAGCAGTAAAATTTTTAGGTTTATTAGTAGTATAGTCATTATCTGCAGAGGGTAACATTAAGGATTGCATCTGTTTTGTTAAACCACCTTTTTGCATACCGTAACCTGGTGTGCCTTTTTTCTCATAAAAAAATAAAGGGTTTTCGTCTTTTACGCCTTCCCAAGGTTTACTGTCTCTGGTTATTCTTCTTACTGAAAGAACATTTTCTAAATCAAAATTTTTAATAGAGACTGCACCTTCTGTAAACTCACCCTCTGATGAGCGTTCAATAGTAGCACCCATACCACCTTGATTACCACCAAGCATTTTAATTTCATCCTTACGACTAGGAAAACCACCTGCCCTGTCACCAGGATAAAAACCTACATGATCTCCTATCCCATGACCAGGTGTTCCAGGTGGATCAAAATCAAGAACAATTAAATCACCCTCTTTAATATCACTAAGTTCTATTGCTTCTCCATAGTTTACATATTCTCTAGCTCTTACTCTTGCGTAAGATTCTTCAGAACCTAATTTAACACCTGGATTTAATCTATCAGCACCAATTTTAGTTAGTGTAGCATCTACAAACGCAGCACACCAAGCTATATCTCTAGGATCATAATCTTCTCTACCTACTGCATTTTTAAAAAAACCTATTATAGCATCTCTATGCTCTTTAATATTTTCATCTAAATTTAACCCTGGTATTTGTATACCAGTGTTCCCAATCATTTTACCTCTAGTAAGCATATTAGCGTAAAGAACTGCTTGAATAGGATTTTCTGTTTGATTTACGTCCTCAATATAATCTTCTGCTTTTTGTAAAAGAAGATCTGTTGGTGTAGCTATATCTCTACGTATTTGAGGAGACATAATTGGTTGACCATCATCAGTCTTATCCCTACCAGTAACCATAGCTGCCATTTGATCAGAAAGTTTAGCAACGGGTTTACCAATAGGAACTACATCATCAGGTTTAATCTTTGGCCTTAAACTTTCATCTACTGCTGTTTTAACCATTTACTTTGTCTCTTAATCTTACTAAAGAACGTAAGGCACGTATCTCACCCTGTAGTCTAAACATCTCATCTGGTTCTCTAGACTGTTCCAGTGCAATCTGTGACATTATTATACGTTCACCTATCTCTTCTAGAAACGGATTGTATAACTCTGGATTATTTACAAAAGGTTTAAGTGTATTATTCACGACTAGTTTCATCACTGTATTGGTTGCTCATTGCCTGAGAAGCCCTGTTCTCCTGGCTGAGGGGCTGTTCCTGTTCCTATAGTACCTCCCCCACTACCTTGCGTATCCTGCACTCCTGCGCCAGCAGGTGGCTTCTGTGGAGATGGTGGCTGGTTTACACCCTGTTGGGGTGATGGTGGATCAGGGTTTGCTTCCTTAAACTTCTTGAGTATCTCTGCCTGTATTGCAGCCTCAGTCATATTATTACCCACTTTGTCAGGATCAAGGTCCATAGACTTAGCAATCTCACGAACTACATAATCCATTCTAAAAAATGGTGCTAGTGTTGGATTCTGTCCTATTTGCAAGAATTGCATCAGGCGTTGGCTACGTACTTCATTAGCCATTAGACTTTCTGTACCACGGGCCTTAATCTCTAAGTCACCCTTAATCTCTTGGTCAAAGTCAAACTGCATGTTAAAATTAAAAAATGCTTTACCCAGTGGTGCTAGTAGGTAGTCATCTATATTTTTTACAACATTGCGGATAGAACCATTAGCAGCAGACATAAGCATAGAGATACCAGAAGCAGTACGCCCCACACCACTGACGCCAGTTTGACCATGTGCAAAACTTGGAAATCCCGTACTTTCATCTGCTAACACCCTTGCCTTATCAAACATCTGCATGTTTTCACTACTTACATTAGGAAACTTTGTACCAAAAATGGCTTGACCTGGAGCACCACCCTGTCTCCTAAATATCTTACCAGGATATACGGATAAGTCTTGTCCAGGGACTAGGTTAGTTTCATCTACCTCAATTAACAAGTTGCCTGACAGTGCAGCATTATCCACTGCCATACGCATAAACCCATTCATCAAAGTCTGTGTGTCATCCATGTTTTCAGCAATACCCACACCAAAGATACTGTAAGGATTCATCTCATAAGGGGCGGCAAAATAAGGAATGTAAGCAGGAGTAAAAGGATTCATTACCAAACGTAGCACCTGACCATTACATGTCCAGACATTTACACTTAGTTGCTCTGTATCCCGTAACTCTTTTGGTATTTCTATGTCTTGTTCTTCCAGTATCTCAGTATCAACAAAACCCCAAAACTCCAATACCTCAAACCGTTCTGATTTAGATTCCTGTGCATCATCCTCCATAGCTTGTTCCCACCACTCTTTTGTGTAGGACTCGCCTAAAGACAAGGCATTATCTATTGTATTTTTTCTAAAGTATGGTCTGTTTTTTAATGCACGTAGTTGAGAACGAGACATTTTGTGGCGTTCCACAATATACTCTGCCTCTTCCATTGTAGCTGCATCAGGGTCAGGGTAGAAGTTCCAAATAGAAACGCTAGTAGTTTGTGGTATTGTTTTAAATACTGGAGAGTAATTACCCTCCTCATCCCAGTTAGGATACTCTTTATCCACGGCAAACGGACCCTTCATAATCCCAGTGCCAAACAAGGCTGACTCAAATGCTGCAGCCCTCATGTGTTTCTTTGCATGGGACTCTTCTAACTGATCATGTATCTTTTTCTCCATCTTCTTTGCTGCAACTTCTGCAGGATAGAACTGTGGAGATGTTGGTGTTTTAGCATAGCCAGGTTCTAACTTATCCATTACAGGTTCTAAGTTATCTCTTAGAGCACCAAGACGTTCCTGAAACTCTGGGTATGTTTCGCCAGGAAGTAACTCAGGCATACCCTCTTTTGCTTTTGTTTGTTCTGGATTAGTTTCAAAGTTTACAACTTCCTCCACACCTTCAGGAAGTCTGGTTGGATCAATGCTAATAGGAAACTTATTACCACCAAAAAGTACATCCGCTATCTGACCATAAGCAGCAAGAACTTTTGTTTTAGTTATCTTAACAAATACCTGAGACTTTTCTGTAGAAGTAAACTGTACATCTGGTCCGTATATACCACGATAGTTTCTATAGGCTTGTATCCAACGGTGTTCCTCTGTCTCTCTTGCATTTTCTGCTTTTTCAAATCTTTCTTTTACAAAACCTACGATTTGACCAGCTTTAGGGTCAGAATATTCTTCTTCTTTAACATCCTCTATAGAAGAAGTTTCCTCCATATCCATAAGCATATCTTCTGTGTCAAATTCTTCTGCCATTAGTTTTCCTTCCAAGGCTCATTATTAAAGTCATTTTCTTGTTGACATCTAGGACAAAACTGATATTTTTCCGTGTTATAACTTGTTTCACATTTAAAACAAGTTTTTTGTATTTTAGTAACCAAATCTTGCATCTGACACTTGAAACCCTGACTTAGTTACAGCAGGATCAAAATCAAATATGTTACTTCTTGGTCTAGTCATTACACCATAACGTAAAGCATCATATAAGTGATCCTCTGCATTTGTATTTACATCCTCTGGATTATTTTTATCAAGAGGTAAGGAAGGTAACTGAGAAATGGTATTAATACAATTATTAAAAAATACCAGTCTTGGTTCCTCAGTAAACTCATCAATCTGTAAACGTCTGTGTATTTCGTTTTTACCTGCAACCCTTGACCCCCTTGATCTATCTGATGGCCTCCACCTACAACCTTTCATAATCATTTGTTCAGCAAGGCTAGGGCCAGTATCACCACGATTATGCCACAGAGAAGAGTCCAAAACTCCATAACGCATCTTCTCCCCTTCTTCTACCTCTAGTATCATATCAGCTAGATCAGTAGCTATAACTTTAGATACATACATTTCCCTATAAACTACAAGTTGTTCTGAGGGAGATACTGCAAACCAGAGAACTCCTGTGTGTGATCCATAACCATAGTCACAGGCTCTAAACTTAACCCAACTATTAGGTATGTCATATGGATCAACTACATGTTCTTTCCTATTAAACTCAGGAAATGCTGCTCCTTCTTGTATATCCCAGTCACCTTCTAGTAACTGTCTTCTTTGATGTTCTGGTAAAGATAAAAGGTTTGCCTCATACATACCATCGTCTGCCAGATACGGATTATCAAAGAGGGTGGCTGGTATAAATTTTCTTTTAAACAGAGGCTCACCCTCTTTAGTATGACCTTTAGGCCATGTAATTATATTTCCTGTGTCTATATCTGTTGCCCAAAAAGTTTCATTATGTGGAGCAGGATCAATAAAAGTTTTCTTAACCCACTGATGTCCTGGCCCACCTGGGTTAGTAGTTGCCCTCATGTATAAAGGTAATCCACTATCCTTTGATGACCTTAGCCTTGATCTCATATAGTTCCAAGGATAGGGTGTAGGCCACTGTGTAAGTTCATCAAACCCAATCCAGTTAAATGCCTGACCTTGGTAACGCATAACATCATCATCACGGTCTAGGTAGGACATCCAGAGAGTTGCTCCACTTGGTGCTACCCAAGTCTTGTCTCTCTCCATAAACTTAATCCCAGGAACTGCTTTGGGGTACAGGTCTTTTGATATGGAAATAAGTTCTCTTAGTTCTTCTGTGCTTCTACGCACAAGCAACATACTAGCCTGTGAGTTACCAAAGTATCTAATAGGATCAACAACTAGACTATAACTTTTACCACCACCTGCTGATCCTCCATAGAGCACCTCTTGTTCTGTTGCTGCAAGAAAAGAAGTCTGTGGCCCAGGATTAGGTTGAAAAAGTATTTTCTGTTTTGGTTTCTCAACCTCCTCAATAGATACCTTTGTCACTGGAGCCTTGGATTCTTTTAATGGTTTCTTCAATTTTCTGCGCTTTGGAACTCGCCTCTTTGTACCGTTGGGCATAGTAGCGTTGGTTTGCAAGATCTCTCTTAAATCTCGACTCACGGTTTACCCTTTCATTCAAAGCTACGTAACTAATATCTCTCCCCGACTGTGTAGTTAACCAGTTTGCAACATCCCTGTAGCTATATTTTTTTAGGTGTTGTTTGGCTTGTTCATATAACTCTAACTCAGATGGTATTGGTAGTAGTATATCCTCATCTTTAGGATCTTGCTTATAACCAAACGGTACAACTCTACCAACTCTAACGACAGGATACCAGGTTCTTTTTCCTTCTATAAAGTCTGGTCTAGGTAGTCTCCAAGTTTTCTGTACCTTACTCATCTTCTTTCTCTGGTAAGATAAATAAAGGATTTGTTGCCTTAACTTCTACCTTATCAGTCTTAACAAATCCTGCCCTGTCTAATAAATCTTTTGCAGCAACAATCTTTTCTTTGTTACCTAAGTCTGTAGGATTATGCATTACCTCAGACATTGCCCATGCTGCCTTTGATCCACTGGATGCAATAAACTTTTTAGTAAGTTCTGAAATTTCTTCCTGCAGAGGCCCAGTTATTTGTGTAGAAGATGTATTAGGAGCATATCCAGCAGCCTTCATAGCAGCTACTGGATTGCCCTTGCACTCTTCCGTAAACAAAACATCTAAAAACTTTTGTTGTTTTTCTGTAAGATTATGTGCCATATACTCTTTGCCATATCTCTGAACGAGATACTCCTATATCTTTTAATTGTTGATCTGACATATGTTCTAATTGCCAGTAAGCTACTTTTTTTTCTTGTGATTTTTTAATAAAATTATACATCCGTTTAAACATTTCTATCTCCTTGTTATGGGGATAGTTTTACATATTTGATAGGTAAGTACAACTTATATTTATGCAACCCCGTTATGTTGGGATTGCATATTTTTATGATAAAACTACACGCACTGTTGTAGATGTACTACTTGCACGTCTGTAGTTTAGTATTGTAGCATTGCCCACTGCCTTTGGTACAATGAAACTGTGTAGCCCTGCAGCTAACTCAATATCATTATCATCACAATCAGCTTCCGCAGCATCAAAATTAATATCAATTGCATGACTACAATGAATATATACTGTGCTTGCATTAGTGCAGACTACATGTGTTGTGTTGGTATTACTTAGGGTAACTGCAGTTTCTACAGACCACCCTAAGTCTTCACCAATCAAACCAACTTGATCAGCCATGATTATCTCCTAACTTACGTAAAGTTATGAGTTACAGTACCGTCACCAAATAGGTGTCCTGTTACCATCCAAAGGGCATCCGTAATAGCTACACAACTTATATAGCCACCAAGAAAACGTCCATCTGCATCTGCATTAAGAACTAGCTGATGGTCATCTGCAGCAGGTACGTTAAAACCGTTTGTGTCTACGTTTTCATTAAGAGCAACTGCTGTACCTACATCATCTTTGTCCATTTGTAGAATTACACCCTGCATAACATCTGCATCACTTGCAGCAGAAATAGTATAGCTGTTTGATGTGCCTGTTGTTCCAATATGGAAGTCATAGTATAATCCTGCAGAAGCAGCAGGTAGTGTTACTACAACACCAGCAGCACGATTAAGAGTAAAGATAGTTCCTGACTCTGCTGCTGTTACTGTTTTAGTTGCGTCAGTAAGACTTGTTACTGTTCGTGTCATTGTTGTGAAGGAGATATTTGGATTTTGATATACCTCAATTCCTTCTTCTCTTGTTACTGATAGTGACATTGTTTATCCTCTCATTTAAATGTTACTAGTTATTATGTAATTTAAAAACCTTTACCATCTTTAAAGTTCATATTTCTTAATTTTCCAGCCATTGCTGCTACTTTAGTAGCTGGTAAACCTAAAGCCCTTCTTTCTGATTTAGACATATTTGCCCATTGACTACGAGTTATTTTTTTCATAACTGCCGCACCCCTCAGTCTGGAAGGAGACTTAGGATCAGTTTGTCGTTGAAGAAGTTCTTTTGCCCCATCTCCACGACCACCTGATTTCTTTTTAATAGTCTCCTTAAGTGTTTTATCAGAACCAGGTAGTAACTTTTCTACAGTAATTTTTGGTTGGTTTAAATCTCCAGGTTTAGCAACATCTGATTTTTTCTTTGGTCTTGCTTTAGGACGAATAGATTTACTAGGGGCTAAAGACTTTTTAAGATCTTCTGCAAAAACAGCAGCCATAACTTTACCATTCTTGTCAGTGTAGTAAAGTGATCCTGCTTTCTTAGCAGCAGAAATACTTTTGTATTTACCAGCGTTCTTTTTTGCTTGTTTTACAGTCATGCCCTTTGCTTTTAATTTAGCATTAAGATATTCACGTAGTGTAGCCATTACTTCATTCCTTTCTTCATACCACCCATAGCACCACCCTTAGCCATACCTTTTGACTTACCTGTGGCTTTTTTAATGCCAGTGTTCATTGTACCTTGTGATTTAACCATGCCACCTACATTGTAGGTCATAACCTTACCACCCTTGGCGTATGCTTTCTTCTTCATGCCACCCTTAGCCATGCCTTTAGACATTCCACCTTTTGCCATACCTTTAGCCATACCGCCTTTGTTCATTTTACCTTTACCATCAGCAGCATAGAATGGAACTTTCTTTCCATCCTTCTCAACCATTTTAAGACCACCAGCAGCATATCCTTTTTTCATACCGCCTTTAGCCATTCCTTTATTCTTCATTTTTTTCATTGTTCATCCTCACTATATAAATTGTTAAACACTCGTTGCGTATCCCACACATAGTCTACGTTTTCTTTAGAGTTATAAATATGTTGGTTAGGTCTAAAGTCTGGAGCGCCTTCTCCCGTTTCAAACCATGCAGGGTGAGTTACTCTCACTCTATTATTGGGTAACGCAACTATGTTACCAGTATAAGGTCCAGCATCCAGTAGTTCCAACACATGAGACTGTTTGTGTTGTGCTGGATCATCTGCTACCTCACTGTCAGTGTAATCAACTGTGAAGTAATACTTAGCTGGATAGAACTCTCCATCTACTTTAGCAATCCACGGGGCAGGTGTAGCTCTTTCCAACTTATACACACTGTGGTAATGCGACATACAATCCCAAGGTTGAGCAAGGTATGGGGGTAACTCTTCAGGCCATTGCTCGTATGGTGTGTCTGCTACCAAAGCTGTTAGGGGCATCCTAGCCCACATAGCTCCCCCGTGAACGTTGAGGTCTTCTTCTGATCCTGACGGTACGCATCCTGTAAATATTACTTGAAAGCTGAGAGTCCTGTTTGGCATTGTTGTTACCGCCACCACCATGCAATGAAGAAACTCTCCGTGATATTCCTCTAAGTTCTTTGTATATTCTCTTCTTACCCATGCTTTAAAATATGGTATGTTACTTTGTAGATACGCCATCCTTTTTATTTTTCCTCCGCAAGTCTGCCTTAGCTTGTTTAAAAAGACTAGCTACTGCTGTCTTTCCCATTACTTTAGCACGTTGTTCAGCCACTGTCAAGATCTGAATCTTCCTTGCGTAAGGTTTTTTTATCTTTTTTACTCTTGCTATTGTAGCTTTAGAGTCAGCTATGGTAGCAAATTTAATTGGCACTGTATCCTTTGGGTTCTCATCCGTATACAGTCTACGTCCAGACCCTTTAGGTTTCTTACCTGTTCCTACTTTTGGGTCTTTTTGCTTTGCCATTACCAACCATACCTTTTAATGTTTTAGCTTGACCTTGGTGTGTTTTTACAGCTTTATTCAAACCTTTTATCACACCTTTTACTTTCTTTTGATTTCCTTTTGTTAAGGGCATTTTTTTCTCCGTTAAGTTACTATAAAGTCTACACGCTTAGACTGAGGATGGTGTTGGTACTCAGTATCATATCTATACTTGTCTGCCTTTCTATCCACTGCCTTTGAACTTTCCTCAACACGTTGTGCTTTCTTTTGAGGCCAGTCTGGTATTACCTTATCCTGTGGTATTGGTATTGGGACTGCTATTGGATTTATGTTCATGGTAACATCCAAATTACAAAACAAGTTAGACATGCCCACATTACAATCCACATAAAATAATCTTTAACCCATTTCATTTCTTTTTACCTTTTGCTAAACCGCCTCTGGAGGATCTAAAGGGTTTGGTTTTCTTTGCAACACCTTTAGGCTGAGGTACATGCTGCTTACCTGCCTTCGTGCCTTTTCGTTTAGCTCTGGTTGTAGCGGCATACTCACTGCTGCTAAGAGACTTAATAGCCTTATCAGGTAGATAACGCTCACCAGTCTTAGCACTAGGTTTCCCACTCTTAGTCCTCCATTTTTGTTTACTCCAATCCTTTAGACTCTTCTGTGATTTCTTTAGTGCCATCTAGCAACAATCACACTCTGGATGACATTTACGATTTAATAAAGCACACCATAATCTTTTTAAGTACCTTCTCATTTGTATCCTCCCCCTGCTTTTTTATATCTAGCTGCTAGTAGTTGAGCTTTTCTTGCTGACCACTGCCCAGGTTTACCACCCTTTGATCCAGCCTTAATTGCAGAAAATTGTCTTTTACGCATAGCTGGTTTAGTATAGTTTCCTGCTTGATTTACTTTTGATTTTGCCATTACCACTTCACCTTGTGTGACCAATACCTAGCTGATAATTTACTGGGCTTGGAATCTTGAGCATCATGCCTTGCATAATAACTTTTCTTACGTGCCTTATCCTTTGCAGTCTTAGGGTTCTTTCCAGCACCACTTACACCCTGCTGACCAAAACGAATAAACTTATACGTGTCACCCTCTTTAGCCATAACGCAATGAGACTTAGTAGGATGTTTAGGAGTTTTCTTAGGTTTGTTAACACCCTTGAGTCCCTCCTTTTTCATTTTAGTTTTAACTCGTTCAGGTATTGACATACTAATCCTAATCTGTGAGGGGAACAAGGACGGTTCTTTGTTTACCCACACTACTTAATATTAATTGTATCACAAAAAACTTTTACCGTCAAATCAATTCAAAGTGTGGTGCATCAATAAATGGTCTACGTCCCTGTGACCTACGAAGGTCTATGTATGCGTTCATAGCATCCTCTGCAGTACCCTGATACATCCTAATATCCCCTTCACTCCAGGCTGCTCCCCATTTAATAGCCACAGAATTTCTTCTAGCAGCCTCCGCAAAGGCATCACAAATATCATCATAAATATTTAACTCCCACGAAATATCAGAACCAAAGTATGCTACAACGTCTACGGCTCTACCATCAAGATGTTTAGATTTCATAGTCTGTGATCTGCCAGCTTCGTACAACTCTTTCTGCTGTTCTAAGGTACGTAGTCCATACGTAACTCCAAAGTCCACCGTAGTCAGTTTGATAGCTTCTGAAACTACATTAACCAGACCTTCATCCACACCCTCTAGTTTCTTTAGGCTTCTTGAGCTTAATTTAAATGCCATTACTTCTTTTTCCTTTTTGCAGGTTTCTTTTTAGGCATGGCCTTTACAGGTACAGCCCCAACAGATATAACTATTGCCATACCCTTCTTACCTCTTTTAGGTGCAGGTTTTTTCTTTTTTCTTTTAACAACTCCACCATTATTAAAGTCACTTCTTACTCTTCCACTTGGCATAGCAACCTCCAAATCATTAGATGCCATTTTTGAAGTTATTCTAGAGTTTAAAACTTCTGCTCCTAAAGATTTAATACCAGACCTAAGCTGTGTATTTGTAAGTTTACCTCTACTCCACATATCAATTATATCATCTATTTGCATTATTAAACTTGGCATTTATTTTTTTCCAAAAAACTTAGTAGCTGACCTGACACCAAAGCTGGCAGCTACAATCACCCCAAGTGTATACTGATACCACTCAGGCATTGTCTCCAAAGCAACAAATCCACTAGACACTATTCCTCTACCCCAGTCTCCAGCAAAAACTAAAATTAACGGGATTGAAAATAAAATAGTCAGCCACTCATCCTTCCACGAGTTCTGACTTCCTTGAGCCATTAGTTTTTCCCAATCGGCCTCTGAGGTAGCTGCAGACTTCATAATAGTGGCTTTTGCTTCTGCCTCTACAAGTTTTAGATTGGATGCTGCAGCCTGTGCATCAGCCTTACCTTTAAGCCAACCACCAGCTAAATTTGCTATTGGTCCTATCAATGCTTGGATCATAGTGACACCTTTGGTTTATCTAGTTCTAAACCTACACACTTAGAAAATATTTGTGCAGTCTTATTTGGTTTAGTTTCTTCTAGGCTACCTACTAATAGAATCCTATCTATTTCACACATCTCCATACTAGGATACAATATTTGATTGGATACTATTTTATGCTGCCCCATATTTATCATCATCATTACTATTACGTACATACTAGAATGACATCTTTGCACCAATAGTAAAGTCACCAAACTCAAAGTCTGAGTCTGAGGATACTTCAGTGTAGGCTGTTAGCCCTGCACTAAGTAAGTTATATTCAGCTTTAACGTCTACTCCCTTAAATATATCATCTTCACCCAAGTCTAGAGCATTAAATGTTGTATCAACACTAAAGTTTAATCCATAAACTGCAAGTCCTACAGAGGGAGTGATGTCAGCCTTCCAGGTTTCAATACCAGTGGTATAGTTTACATCCGTTTCTATACCTACAGAAAGGCCATTCCCTAGTTCTGCTGATGTGACAGTAGTTGCTGCTAAAGCTACAGCAGATGCTAAAAGTATATTCTTCATTATTAGTCCCAAAACTCCGTTTCCTTGTTGACCATTACAGGTAAGCAGTAAGCATCTATTCTTTCTGTCCTGTATAAGTAGGAACCAGATCTTATTAGGTTCCCTATTTCTATTTGCTCTGCAAAAAAGTTACAACGGGTTATGTCCCTGAAGTACATATCTTGCGTATTATGTGTTTGACCTCCAACCGTAACAAGTAATATAAACGCCATGAGCATGTCATTACTTAGCACCTCGGTCAGTCTTTGCTTCCTTGTTCATCCAGATGCCAAAACATCCTGTCAAGGCTCCCATACACACTGATACTAGTCCAGCCTGTCCATTAGTAGGATCAGGTAGAGACATATACCAGTGGACAGACTGATATGTTAGTACTGTTACCACCAACATCATTAGTCTTGGAAAGATCTTATAGTCATCTATGATTGTACTAGCCATATTCTCTTTTCCTCTTGGGATCTAGAACGTCTTTAGCTTCCAACATACCTTCAAGATACATTGCACGTTCCACTCTGTCTAAAGAATATCTGACTCCTGTATCCTGGTGTATCTTTTCTCTAACATAAAATACATCTGATCTAGGGATGTGTACTCTTTTTAGTCTTCCTTCGTCTTCACTTACCAGTGCTTCATAAAATTCTTCTATAACTTTGTCTGAAGAATACATTTTTGGTTTAGACATGCCTAGTTATACCTCATATCATTCTGAATGTCAATACCTTTATCAGTATATTTAGATCTTTTTCACTCCGTTCAAAAGATGGACGACAGATAAAGATATTCTAAAAGCGTCCTCCTATAAATAAAGAGTAATCTTTAGGGATACTATTAGTTATAACTAATAGTTATACTATAGCTTCTACTAAAACTATATAAACTTAGTAATACTAAATACTTTTAGTTACAATTAATAGCTATACTATATAGTATACTATATATTATATCATGTTTAGCAGTATTGTCAAGTCTTTTTTTACCCTTTTTATTCTCAAGGCGTTTTATTTTTATTAATTTAGTCCCTTACATATTAAAAATTATTAAATATCACATTTTGTTACAGAATGTTACAAAGTTAAAATGCCCATCTCTGTCATTGAGTGTACATACGTAACGTACTAACGGGGGGTGGCCCATGCAGGGTATAGATAGGGGGTCTATTGTCTGCCAGTTTTTAGGATTGCTAGACTTTTTTAGTACAAGTCTCTGTTATTACTGACAGTTATAGACAATATTTTGTTATTTATTTTAATAGGTAAGGAAAAACGGCAAGTATTTTGGAGGCAAGCAAAGTATTTTAAATTTATGCATCCCCCTCTTTCTTTCGTCTACTCCAGAATACTACCCCTTATTTTTTATGGTCATCACTATTTGTGACGTAACGTAACAAAAAAGTTTTCTTGTGTTTGTTTATTGGTTGAATTAACAGAGTAGCAGATCAAACAAAAGGACAAATAAAATGAAACTATCAAATAATGCATATCATGACCAGATAGAAAAAGAGTTGGTTGACTACATTCTCAAACTGTGGAACGACTACAAAACAAACAAAAAGGACCAATAAAATGTATAAAAGAGACTGTATAGAAATTGCAAACTTAGCAAAGTATCAAAACAGCGTAGCACCAATAATTGGTTTTACACTTTCCACAATTCAATCTGGACTACAAACTTGCACAGGACAGGCTGAAAAAGTAATTAAGGACAAGTACAAAGCCAATTGCTTGTGGGGATTGAAGGCTGAAGGTCTAGAATATGCAATAAAAAACGATGCTTGGCTATATGGAAAAGCAATGCATATTGCTGATAAGTATGGATATAATAGCATTGAGGGTATTACTGAAGCCATTCTGTTATTTATGAATGTTCCAAACTTAGGCATGGTCAAAGCTTCATTCGTTTGTCAAATGCTTGGTTTTAATATTGCTTGTTTAGATAGTCACAATTTAAAGAGACTTGGCATGAGTGCAAACTTTACAAAAATTCCTGCTACAATGTCAGACAATGGCAAGCGTAAGAAGATCGCTACTTACATTGAATTATGCCAACAAGAGGGTAGTGAATACTGGTGGAATAGTTGGTGCGATTACGTTGCTGGTAATCAAGCTAATAGGTCGCTTGCTACTGGTGACGTTGTATCCAGGTTTCATGTTGAGTGCATAAACATTTGGACACTTGCGGTTGACGCTTGTAAAAAATGATTGCTTTCTAATTAGCATTAGTTTAAACTGGTGCTAATTGCTAATCAATCTTTAATAGGAGTAAAACAAAATGCAAACTTTTAACATATACAAGGGATATGATAGAGACTTAACAGCAAAGCTAGGTGTGGCCTATTCTATGGCAGAAGCTAAAAGAAAAGCTAGAAACTTTGCTTTTAATGCTAATCTTTTAGCAATACCATCAGATCAATACCAAGCTTCTGTGATTACAGTTCGTGATGTTCTAGGCGGTTTACGGTTTGAAGTAAATTTAAAAGTACCAGAACAACATCAAGAGAGAGAAACAAAATGATTAATCAAGAGATAAAAAACCGTATCAAGATTTCTGTTGCAGCATATGCTTACGAATACCTTGACGCACCTATTATGTCTGACGGTGACTTTGACGCATTGTCACAACTGATAGATACCAAAAAGAAAACGGGTAATGAAAAGCTAGACAAGTTTTTTGAGAAGCATTTTGTTGCTGACAGTGGGATGTGGATACACAAGCATCCAGAAAAAGAGAAACTAAAATATCTATATGAGGAGTTTTATACATGACATATGAAAGCAAAGATAGACAATGGTTTGCCCTGAGTTGTTTAGGTAATCTATTTGCACTAGGCGACTGCGGGGACTTTGATGCCGCAACGGAAATTGCTGACGATTTAGGTTTGGACGCAATATGGATTGCAGATGTAGATACAGTCACGCAATGGATCAAAACAATACAAAGTAAACTTACTGAGATAGAGGTGTAAAATGAGTTTATATACCATGATTGAAAATGATGCTGGTGGTTTAGGTGCAAGTGATATTGGTTTTATTCGTATTATTTGGAAAGATTACCTTACCATTGATGCTAAAACTAGGAAGCATAGGAAGGATAGGCATAAAGTTATTAGGGATATTTTAGAAGATAAACGAAAAGCAGAAAACCTATATGCAGATTGGGGGTTTTAAAATGAGTTTACTAGGTTCAATGTTGATTGGTGCCGTTATTACTTTGGTGGTGGTGGTGTTCTGTTATCTGCTAGTGATAAATTGGTGAGGTGTAAGAGGATGAAGATGATAGCAGAAGTATATAAAGAAAAAGGTAAAGAGCCTTGGAAGTATACCAGACAGGTGCTTGCTTCTGACGGTAAAATAGAAAGGCACACAACACGGTATAGTTCATACAACTATGCATACCAGTTTGCCTATGATGATTTCAAGGCAGGAAAGATAAACATTCTTTATCTATACCATCCTTGGGGTACATTGAAGGATACTTTGTATGAATGAAGTGGAAGTAGTGACGTAACGTAACAATTGCAATACTAGGAAACATGAAATATACTTAGGATAGAACACAAACAAAGAGGAGAAAAAGATGTTTGTAATTTTTGCTACTAAGCCACTTAATGATGGAACAAAGGGTTTTCGTTTTAACTTTGTAGGTAACAAGGGATTGTACCGCAAGCGTAAGAACGTGAAGCGTAACTTTAAGATTGACCGTAACGGTTGCATGACTGCTATTCACTTGGGCAAGCGTAGCCTATATATGGAACACAAAACCAACCGTAAAACTGAACGTAAACTCTGCCACTTTGCAGGGTAAGGAGAAAGAAAATGCTTACAATAAATCAAATTGCACAGATGGAAAGTTGCACCCACAATTCAAATATGCCCAGGGATATCAGGGAATTGTTAAACTCAACATACTACAGTGAAAGTAAGAAGGATAACATGCCCATTGGTGAACTTTCACTACCACAATTCATAAGAGTTTTAAGAAAGTACAACATAGGAAAAGACAATGCTTAATAATATTTTACCAATTACAATTAATACTGGCGCATTTCCTGATGTGCCAGAAGAACACCTCAAAGAAATGTTGGGTATACTCCCCTACTGGGTGGCCGACTATGATGTGTATGGACTAGAGACAGAAACACTAAAGGACTTCATGGAAAAAATGTATGGTCTTGGTAGTCTGTTTGAGATTGAAGGGGAAGTATTGGCTACTGGAAACTACAAGTCTAAGTATGAGGATGATCCTCTAATGCACTGGGTTGCAAGTATGAATTGTGCTTGGGGTACTGTGTACTTTTATGAGTGTGCAATACTTGCCTTGCCTATGCCTGATGGTGTACACTTTATAACAAGGATGGACTGATGATGAATAGGTATTATGTTGAAATAAAAAGAGGCTTACAGCCTACATTAGATTCTGAGTTCTATGATGTAATTGGTTTTTACATCTATGCATATAGCAAAAGTCAAATCGTTGATATGTTGGGAGATGAATATTTTCTAGTCACTGTGGATCAGACGGACTAAATAACAAGGATGGACTGATGCAAGAAGAATTGAATTTAAACCATGAACCTAGCCTTGATCATTGGGCTAGGGCTTTGGCAGATAATGACGTAGAAACTGGTGAAATTTTAAATTGGGATCATGCATATGAAAGTGCTTGGATGTATTTATTAGAATTAAAGAAATGGCAAGGATGGGAGGCTGCGTAATGAATAGGAAAGAATTTTTTGAGTGGTTGGAGACTTGCCCGACCCACAAGTGGGACATTACTGCTGACGAGTATGGTTATGTTGTGGTGTCCTTTCCCAACAATGAAGAACAGGAGATTGCTTAATGTTTAAGATGTATTACGAATGTCCATGTGGTGAAGAATGGGAAATGGAATGGGAGTGCTGTTGTAATGATCGTTGCCCATCATGCAACAGAGAAAATGAAGCAGTAGATAGTGAGGATATATAGTATATGCCAAAACCAGCCCTAAGTATTTCTTGGCTTTATGTGGATGGCAAGGATGAACTGATGCAAACTTGCCCGTGTTGTCACGCAGAAGTGAGCACATTGCACAGACATCACATACTACCCAAAGTATTGGGTGGTGTGGATGATGAGAGTAACATAGTAAACTGTTGTGAGGAGTGTCATGGTAAGATACATGGTAGAGACATGCTACATCACAGTGCTCTAACACGTGAAGGATTACGTAAGGCTAAAGCACGTGGTGTGTTGTTAGGTGGTGCAAGACCTAACAGCCAAGCACGGCACGATGCAGTTAAGGCATTGGCAGATGCAAAAGCAAAGGAGGTCAAACCAACAATTGAACAATTTAGAAACGATGGTTTAACTTATAGTGAGATTGCAGACAAATTAAACGAGGCAAATGTGCCTACTGCACGGGGAGGCAAATGGTATGACGGCACTGTGCAGAGATATAACAAGAGAGAAGTGTAAAGGTAAAGACGATGCGAATAATACTTGACGATTTCACAAACCGAGAGTTTGATTTCTTAGCAGAAATGATCGATGAAAAGTTAATTGATATGGGGCATGAAACGGATGGCAACTTTGCCTTTACGTTGTCTGTTGAATTTGTGGAGAGTGACAATGAGAGTTGAAGTCTACTTTAATCTACACAAACACTTGTTCTCTGTTCGTTAAAGCTGTAGCAATACAGTATGCGAGAAGAATAACTGTTGCACAAAAACCCCTATGGTTTACAAAGGAAGTTGTAGGGGTTGACTATAAAAACTACTTGTGTATAATTAACTGTAAGTTAAAACGAAAGGTAAAGCTATGAGGTTTAGTAAGTCTGTATGTAAGTATTTAGATAGTAGAACTTATAACTCTTTAAGTTATAGTACAAAAAAGACTTACAAATATAATCTAAACCGTATCAGTAATACTAAAGTATATGGTACACCTATGGCTACAAAGATGCTAAAAAGGATAGACTTTGATATATGCAATGAGTTGTACGACACTTGGGAGTTTGAGGATAGCACTTCAAATGCTAATCACTTGGCTAGGGTATTCTCTGTACTAATGAACTACTATGTTGATAGGGAAGTAATACTAAGAAATCCAATGAGGAGAGTTAAAAAGAGGACTAGTGAACCAAGGTCAGTCATATGGAAACATGAACAGGTTATGTTGTTTCTGGATGTGGCCTTCACAAACTTTGACTGGAGAAACATTGGACTAATAGTGCTGATGTGTTATGAGTGGAGCCAAAGACCAGTGGACATACGCAACTTAACATTTAATAACATTAACTGGAAGGATAGATTTGTAACTATAAAACAGACTAAACGTGGTGCCACAGTAGAACTACCCATAACAGATGAACTCTACCCTATGCTTGAACAGCAGTTTCAGGACTGGGGGTTTCAGGACTATGTAGTACCACACCACAGGGCTTCTGATGGGGCTTACAGGCCGCTAACAGTTTTACAGATGACCACCCTACTGAAAGAAGTTAAGGCTACTGCTGGACTTCCTGATGACCTACAGGTGGGTGATCTACGTAAGACTGGTATAGTCCAGATGATTGAGGGGCAGGTGGATCACTTGGCTATTCAGTCTGTAACAGGACACAAGAATGTTAGTAGTCTTAACCCGTACAATAAGTTTAACTTGGAAACAGCAAAATCTGCATTAGATAGGAGAGTTAAATGCCACTAGTAGAGAATGACTATGATGAAGAAGATATAGCTTTTGAGGATGGACTTGAAGAAGCCGTAAAAAAGTTTGCTGAAAGTTTAGATATAGATGGACTAAGAGAGTATGTCAGGCATGATTTATATGAGTATTACTCAGAGGATGCAGACTATGATGAGGCTTGGAATTTTATAGACTGGATAACATATAAAGAAAGAAAGAAAAGGCAAGAAGCTGATGATCAAAAACCCAATGGCTAAAGACTTGCGGCAACCAAAGTACAAGTCCCAGTCTATACCAGACAAGAAGAAACCTAAGCCAGTTCGTAAAACAAAACATAAAAAAGATAAGTTTGAGGAGTGAGATATGCTTAATACAATTCTAATGTGCCTTGCACTTAACGTGTACCATGAAACTAGGGGTGAACCTATGAGTGAGGGCTACGCAGTATCACATGTTGTATTAAACCGTGTTAAGCATGACCGTTGGCCTGATGATGTTTGCTCTGTCGTAAAGCAGGGGTACAAAAAGGGTAGTGAAAAGTGTCAGTTTAGTTGGTACTGTGATGGTAAACCAGACACACCCTATGAGAAAAAGGCTTGGGCATTATCTCAGTTGATAGCACATGATGTGCTTGATGGAACTGTGCCTGACAATACAAACGGTGCTACCCACTACCATGCACACTATGTCAACCCTTGGTGGGCAAAAGAGTTAACCAAAACTGTGTCACTAAAGACACACATATATTACAAATAATTAAAGGAGATAGGCATGAAAATCGTAAGGACTAGTATGTTGACAGACAACACAAACAGTTGGGAGATTGATGTGACAGAGGATCAACTAGCCGACTGGCAGTCTGGAACTTTAATACATAACGCAATGCCACACTTATCACCAGAGGAGAGGGAGTTTATTATGACTGGTGTTATGCCTGATGAATGGCCTAACTGTCCTGATGATGTGTGCATAATAGATCAGGAGTGGGATGAGTTATGAGAAGAACTAGCATGGTTGAATGTCCTTGGTGCAAGGATTTATTTAATTGGAGAGAAGACAGAGAGTGTCCACACTGCAAAGACAAGTATCAGTGTGTTAGTTGTGGAGCACCTACCAAGAATACATGGTGTGGTTTTTGTTTGGAGGAAGAATGATGAAATGGTTTGTAATGATATTCTTTTTAACGTACCATCAAGACGGTACAAGGGATACGTTTGTGTTTACCAATCCTACCTTTGATGACAGAGCTACTTGCATGGCTACATTAAACAACAAGGATGAGATAGCAAAGTATGTTATGGGATTAGTAGATGCCTACAATGGTATGATACCTGGCCCTATTGAGTTGGTTAACTGTATAAACCAAGAACAGTTTGATGAACTTGAAAGGTTAAGAAGGGAGGAGGGTAAACTTGACACCTAGAGAAGAAGCACAGATAGAAGCAGAAAAAACTTATGCTTTGTTTATTGATAAGAGTAAGAAGGTTATGATAGTGTGTATTATAACATTAATATTTATAGCTTGGTTTAGTGACTGGGATACCCCCACTAATTATAATGGCGAAGTATATGCACCAATGAACGTGGGAGATTATTGATGATAAAAGTAACATACATAGACCACATGGGTAGTGATGTATCTGTAGTCAACGCAGCCAGAGTTAGCTTTGGTAAGAAGACTACGCTAGATCAGACGTTACCAGAGGATGACAGACTAATACGATATCTAGCTGAACATGAACATATGTCACCCTTTGGTCACTGCTTTGCCAGCTTTCACATTAAGGCTCCTGTGTTTGTAGCTAGGCAGTTGGTTAAGCATAAGTTTCTACGTTGGAATGAGATCAGCCGTAGGTATGTAGATCAATTACCCTCTTATTACACACCTAAGTTTAGACACGCAGCCAGGAACAAGAAGCAAGGATCAGGTGACGAAATGGCTATAAGTCACCAGCAAGACGCAGTGCTTGAACAAGTGTATATTAAAGCACATGAGTCCTACAAGTATTTAATTAAGACAGGGGTATGTCCAGAGCAAGCACGTATAGTGTTACCTCAAGGTGTTATGACTGAGTGGTACTGGTCAGGTAGTCTTGATGCCTTTGCTGACATGTGCAACCTAAGACTAGCACTAGACACACAATACGAAACACGGCTGGTTGCTACACAAATTAGTGACGGGATGCAAAAATTATTTCCTGTGTCATGGGCAGCACTGGTAAAAAACTCACTACCTAAACCAGTAAACAAAAAGATTAGACCCATGACTGATGAGGAAAGAGGTAGAGCAACAGAGAGAAAAGAAATAAATCAGGTATGGTATAATGGTGATGGTTCAGAGTTGTTTGATTAAGTGCAATGATGCAACTAATAAACATAATAGTATCTTCATACGTATTGACTTTGTTTGTTGTGGGGTTTATGGTGACAGTGGGTGTTGATGTTAAAAGTATTAATAGTCAAGACACATATGTAATAGTATTACAGACTATTTTAATACTGATGGTGTTGATAAAGATAAGGAGATTTATTTATGGCAGAGGGTGACACACCACACTTAGCCTGTCCATTTGAGGACTGTGGTTCTAGTGATGCTTTCAACTGGAATGATGAGGGTTATGGCTACTGTCATTCCTGTGGTAACTCATACCCAAGTAAGGAACCCACATTTGATTGGGCAAAAGAAGAATACCCAGTAAAAGAGAGGAGAAATATTATGGATGTACCCATCAAGAGTATGACCTTTGAAGGTATACGGGGCATCAAACCAGAGGTCTGTCAGGTGTATCAGATACAGCTACAGTTGGGTGAAGGTGGTAAACCTATCAGGTATGCCTTCAAGTACCCACACACCACCAAGTACAGATCCTATGATGACAAAAAGAAAACCTGGCAGAAGGATGTGGGGGCTGGTATGGCCTACCTCTTTGGCCCTGAGTTTAATGCTGGTACTAGTGAACGTCTATACCTCACTGAGGGTGAATTTGATGCGGCTAGTCTGTATGAAATACTAGGTGAAAAGTTTCCTGTAAAGTCTCTACCCAGTGCATCAATTAGTAATAAGTTTCTACAACAGAACTTAAACTACTTGAAGTCTTTCAAGATGGTGGTGTATGCAGGAGAACTTGATGCAGCAGGTAGGGCAGCAGCAGACAAACTGTATGCTGTAATACCAGACAGGTTCTTCTATGCCCCAATGTCAAAGCACAAGGATGCTAATGACTTCCTTACTGCTGGTGATGGAAAGGACTTGATGTGGGCTGCTATGAAGCCACAGAAGTATTCACCTGACAACTTCTTTATTAGTGATGAGGATGTGGATACGGCTATACGAACAGAAAACCCATACTCATATACACCCACAGGACACAGTGGTATTGATGAGAAGATAAGAGGACTGGTCAAGGGTGGTCTGACATTCATCAAAGCACCAAGGGGTACTGGTAAGACTGAGGTGATACGTTACTTTGAGAATGGGCTGCTACGCACACCAGATACACGCATAGCCCTGCTACACATGGAAGAAATGAAGTCCACCACCTACAGGGCAATGGCTACCTACCACTTAGGCTGCAATGTGCGTACCAATGATGATGCGGAAGCCAACGGTGTTAGCACTGATGATGTAGTTAAGGCTGCACAGATTGCTGCTGATACTGAAAACAACAGAACAATAATCTTTGAGATGAGGAGCCATGATGACCCGCTTAAACTTCTTGACCACACTAGGACTGCTGCTACTGTGTTTGGTGCTGACTATATATTCGTAGATCATGCCCAACGCCTTGCATACTTATCCAGCAGTGGGGTTGATGGCGCTACCAGTACACTAACTACACTATCCTCACGCATGGCACAACTGGCTAAAGAACTGAATATTGGTGTGATATTTATATCACAGGTTAATGATGATGGTAGGACTAAGTATGCATCTTCTCTTGAAGAAGAGGCAATAATATGCTTAAAGATAGACAGAGATGTTGAGTCGGAGGATGAGATAGTGCAGAACACTACCAACTTTATAGTGGATAAGAACAGACCCTTTGCCAAGTTAGGTATGGCAGGGTCACTATACTACAATCCACAGACAACTATCCTGACTGAGGACGCACCATATAACGTGAAGGATGCTGCATGATACTGTTTGATATTGAGACTGATGGTTTACTAGAGGATGTGACGAAGATACACTGCCTTTCATATACTCGTAATGGATCAGAGGTTAGGACTACTGATGACTATGACTACATGCGTAGGATACTACGCAGGGAGAAGGGTTTAATTGGTCACAATATTATACGCTATGACATTCCTGTGCTTGAGAAGATACTTGGTATAAAGATTAAGGCTCAACTGTTTGACACCCTGCCTATGTCATGGGTAGTAAACTTTGACAGGTCACGCCATGGTCTTGAGTATTATGGTGATGACTACGGTATACCCAAGCCAGAGATTAATGACTGGAGAAACCTGACACTTGAGGAGTATACACATCGTTGTGAACAGGATGTAAAGATAAACTGGATACTGTGGCAAGACCTACTAAAGAAGTTTATGTTCCTGTACAAGGATAACAAGTCAGAATTAAACAGGTTCTTTCTTTATCTGTCGTTTAAGATGGACTGTGCTAGGGAAGCAGAGATGCAGGGGTGGAGACTGGATGTACGTAAAGCAAACAGTTGTATCTCACAACTGAGAGTATTACAGGAACAAAAGGTAAAAGAATTAATATCCGTTATGCCCATGCGTAAGGTTATGACTGAGAAATCTAAACCTAAAGTGATGACAAAGAAGGATGGTTCCTTATCAGCTAATGGTAAGAAGTGGTATGACCTTTTAGATGCCAATGACTTACCCCATGACTATGATAAGAAGGTAACTGTGGTTAAGGGTGTTGAACCAGCTAATCCAAACTCATCAGACCAGGTTAAGGATTGGTTAACTTCTCTTGGTTGGCAACCATGCTACCACAAGTTTGATGGTGACAGGGCTATACCACAAGTTAGGAAGAATGGAGAGCTTACACCATCTGTAATAAGACTGGCACAAAAAGAACCAGTAGTTAATGTTCTTGAGGGATTGACCGTAATACAACATAGACTTGGTATACTAGAGGGTTTTGTATCCTGTGAACGTGATGGATATGTTAAGGCAGAGATTAGTGGACTAACTAATACTCTACGCTTTAAACACAACAAGCCCCTAGTTAATTTACCTAGTGTGGATAAGCCTTGGGGTAAAGAGGTACGTGGATGTCTGATTGCACCAGAGGGTAGTGTTCTGTGTGGGGCTGACATGACCTCACTAGAGGATACCTGCAAGCGTCACTACATGCATGACTATGACCCTGACTATGTGGCAGAAATGTCACAATCTGGATTTGATCCACATTTAGACTTGGCAAGACACGCAGGATATGTTACACAGGGTGATATAGACAGATACAATAGGGGTGACATGCCACAACTAAAAGACTTACGTAAGAACTTCAAGGTAGTAAACTACTCTGCTACTTATGGTATTGGTTCTGCTAAACTATCAAGAGAAACAGGTATGTCTCAGAAGGATGCACAGGTATTACTTGATGCATACTGGGACCGTAACTGGTCAGTAAAAGATTTTGTTGAGGATCAAGAGATACGTAGCATTGGTAATGATATGTGGGTACAGAATCCAGTGAGTAAGTTCTGGCATAGCCTACGGTATAAGAAGGATGCCTTCTCTACCATCAACCAGAGTACAGGTGCATACTGCTTTGACAAGTGGGTTGCATACTACCGTGGTACTAGACCAAACATTGTAGGTCAGTTCCATGATGAATCAATTAACGTAGTAAGAAAAGGAGAGGAGAACATGCATACAAATTATCTTCAAGAGGCTATTGAAAAGTTGAATGAAGATCTTAAATTAAATGTTACACTGGGTATTGACATACAATACGGTAACAACTATTCTGAAATACATTAGAAAAGGAGAATAACATGGTAGCGAGATTAGTGACAGTGAAGGGTATTGCAGAGTGGGCTAAAGTCTTCCCTGAAAACCGTGATATGGAGGGGTACGATGGTGCTTTCAGAGAGTTTGATGGTGCTTGTACTATTGACCTCATTATGCAGGATGAAGATATAGACCGCCTAGTTGCAGCAGGTTGTGGGAGAAACCCTAAGCCAGACCCACAGGGTAGGGGTAAAAAGATTAGGTTTGAACGCAGGTTTAAAACAGCCCACGATTTTAATAGTGGCCCACCCATTGTTACAAAGGCAGACGGAACGCCTTGGGTCTTACAAGAGGATGGAATTATAGGTAATGGATCTATCGTGGAGGCAGACATTACTTTCTTTGATACAAAAAGAAAACATGCTGGCTCACGATTAGACAGGGTGAAGGTGTTAGACCACGTTGAATACAACACACAACCCCAACAGGCAAGTAGTGGTACTCCTCCCTCTACAAATAAGCCTGAACCAGCATCATCAGGAGAACAAATACTCTTCTAGGTGCAAACTAGGGGGTGGGTTTCGTATCACTCACCCCCACTTTAATAGGATAAAATATGGAAAACAAATATACAAAAACAATGTCCAACAAAGAGTACCACTTAGCACCTGGTATATCTTCCAGTGCAGTCAAGTCCGTATACAAGAAGTCTGTTGCCCACTGGAAGGGGGAGAAGCGTAACCCTGACAATCCAGCATTTGCTATGGGTAATGCAGTACACGCTAACCTATTGGAGAAGGAACGTAACCTAGTAATCAAAGGACCAAAGACTAAGAACAGTATAACCTTTAAGGATATGAAAGAAAAACTAACTGAGGATCAGGTACTATTAACTGAGGTTGAGTTTAATGTAGCCAACTGCATAACAAATGGTGTATTAAACAATCCACTCTGTAATAGTATCCTGAGTGATCCAGATGGCTTAAATGAGATTAGTATATTTGTAGAAGATCCTATCTCAAAACTACTACTTAAGACAAGACCAGACCGTTTACTAGGGGATACCGTGTTTGATGTAAAGACTACACAGGATGCCAGTCCATCTGGTTTTCTAAAGGATTGTGTAAAGTACGGATACTTTTTACAGGGTGCTCACTACGTCTACACTTGTCAGTTGGCTGGCTACGATGTAACAGAATTTAACTTTATAGCCTGTGAGAAGTCAGCCCCTTACATATCTCATGTACACGTAATGGGGCCAGAAATAATGGAGTGGGCTACAGTTAAGTTACACGAGACACTAGCCGTTATTGCAAGGGCAGAGGATGCAGTAGACTATAGCACAGGGTGGGGTGACTACACTATCATTGAAAAACCCAAGTGGTTATGAGCAAGTTAGCAAAACAGAAGGGTAGACTTGGGCAGAATGAGATTAGGGATAAATTACTGGAAACTTTTCCTGAGTTGGAACCTGATGATATTAAGGGATGTGTAATGGGTGATACTGGAGAAGATATACAGTTCTCACCAGCAGCTAGAAAGATGTTACCGTTATCAATAGAAGTAAAGAGGAGAAAGACAGGACTACAAACAGCATACAATTACATGGAACAAGCGTCCTCCCATAGTAAAGGGGAACCAGTTGTATGCTACAGATCAGATCGTAAACCTTGGCTGGTGATGGTAGGACTAGATCACTACGCCCAACTATTAAGGAGTTGGAATGACAATAAAAGTGTGGGGAATACTAGAAGGACCAGTAAACATAAACGAAATAGACGGTGATGAAGAGGATATACCAGAAGATGCAGGTTGGTTTATGGTCTGTAAGACGGAGATTGATGGTCAGATAGAACCAGCTAATTTTTGGTTTGAAAAAATAGATCATGCCTATGAATGGCAGAAACACTTTGCTAAATCTATAGAACCTCTGGTGGTGGATGATAAGTACAAGGAGTATATGACTTGAAGTTAGAATAAAGGATTGACTAATGCACAAAAAAGAGTATAACTTGGGTTTTCCATATGAGGTATCTATTAACATACAAGTAGACGAAGACGCAAACTTTCTAGAAGTTTCTGGAGATAATTGTAATGTAATAAAAGACTTGATTAGGTCTGCATTATATGATATAGATGATGTAACTATAACAAAATGTGAGGTAATAAAACATGACTAAAGTAACTATTGATGATGTGGAGTATGATACTTCTGACTTTTCGGATGACCAAAACAAATGGGTAATGGAGTTACAGTACAACACCAACGTCCAACAACAACTTAACTATCAACTTAGTTCAGTAAAGACTAGGGGTGAGATAATTGTTAATCGTCTTAAAGGATCTCTTGCCAAGGAGGAAGATGGTGCTACCTCTTGAGAAAATAGAGAATTGGGATAAAGTGGATTTACAAATGATAGATAGTAGAACGGGGAGAACAATGAATAACTACTTACCCACAGAGTATCAAGCCTTTATACATAAGTCACGGTATGCACGTTGGCTTGATAAAGGGAAGCGTAGAGAAGAATGGTCTGAGACAGTTGAGAGGTATATGGATAATGTCGTCAGACCAGTAATAGGTGATGATAGTTACGTCAATAAAATACGTGACGCTATACTTGACTTGGAAGTAATGCCCTCCATGAGGGCTATGATGACTGCAGGACCAGCCTTAAACCGTGATAACACTGCTGGTTACAACTGCAGCTACTTACCTGTTGATGACCCTAAAAGTTTTGATGAGGCTATGTTTATTCTTTTGTGTGGTACTGGTGTGGGGTTCTCCGTTGAGAGACAGTTCATCAGCAAGCTCCCCGACATACCAGACCTCTTCAATAGTGAAACCACCATTGTCGTTAAGGATAGTAAAGAAGGTTGGGCAAAAGCGTTCAGACAATTGATAGCACTCCTTTATAGTGGGGAGATACCTCAGTGGGATGTCTCCCAAGTTCGTCCTGCTGGTGCAAGACTAAAGACCTTTGGCGGTAGAGCCTCTGGCCCTGGTCCACTGGTGGATCTATTTAACTTTACTATACACACATTCAAAGAAGCACAGGGTTACAAGTTATCCAGTATGCAGTGCCATGACATCATGTGTAAGATTGGTGAAGTAATTGTCATGGGTGGTGTACGTAGGTCAGCAATGATTAGCTTGTCTAACCTGTCTGATGACCGTATGCGTCATGCTAAGTCTGGTGCTTGGTGGTCATCTGATCCACACAGAGCACTAGCTAATAACTCTGTAGCTTATACAGAGAAGCCAGATGCAGTATCTTTTATGCGTGAGTGGACTGCTCTAGTAGAGTCAGGGAGTGGGGAACGTGGTATATTCAACCGTGAAGCAGCTAAGAAACAGGCTGGCAAGTATAACAGGCGTGATGCTGACTGGGACTTTGGAACTAATCCTTGCAGTGAGATTATACTTAGGCCATATCAGTTCTGCAATCTTACGGAAGTTGTGGTACGTGCCACTGATACGATTGAGGATTTGGAGCGCAAGGTCAGATGTGCCACAATACTTGGGACAATCCAAAGCACTTACACAAAGTTCCCATACCTGCGGAAAGTGTGGCAGCGTAATACAGAAGAGGAGCGTTTGCTTGGTGTGTCACTCACAGGGATAATGGACAATAGGTTATTAACTAGTAAGAACAAAGGTTTAGATAAGACTCTTGAACATTTACGTGAAGTTGCTGTTAATGTTAATGCTATGTGGGCTGATAGATTGGGTATTCCCCACTCAACCTCTATTACCTGTGTTAAACCAAGTGGTACAGTCTCACAACTTGTTGACAGTGCCAGTGGGATACACCCACGTTATTCACCTTATTACATTAGAACCGTTAGAGGAGATAACAAAGATCCACTTACCACCTTTATGAAGGATCAGGGTATACCCAATGAGCCTGACATAATGAAACCTGATAATACAACTGTGTTTAGTTTTCCAATCAAAGCACCTGATGGTGCAATAGTTACAGAGGATCTTACGGCTATTGAACAGTTGGAGACTTGGTTAACCTATCAAAGAAACTGGTGTGAACACAAACCAAGTATTACTGTCAATGTAAAACCTGATGAGTGGTTTGAGGTTGGTGCATTTGTACACAAACATTTTGATGAAATGTCTGGTGTATCATTCCTGCCGTACAATGAGCATACTTACCAACAGGCTCCCTATCAGAACATTTCTGCAACAGAGTACAAAAAACTTTCTAAGTGTATGCCAAAGTCTATTGACTGGAGTGAGCTTTCAGAGTATGAAGAAGAGGACACCACCAAGTCTAGTCAGACCCTAGCTTGTACTGGTGATATTTGTGAAGTAGTGGATATAGGAGCCTAGTAAATGAAACCTTACGTTAGACCGTTTCAAAAAGATGTGTACGATGAAGTTGATACACCATCTAAAAAAGCCTTAATAAAGGTATTGACATCAGAGGGGCATGATATTATTTCATCACATGAAAACTATTATGCTGATATTGTATCTCAAAAAGATGGGGCTACATACTATCATGAAGTAGAACGAAAAGCACAGTGGGGTAAGGACTACCTAAAGAAAAAGAAATACAAAGTCACACCTGAAAGTGGTTGGCCTTTTTCTTGGAAAGAACTTAGAATACCAGGTAGAAAGAAAAGACTTATAGAAAAGTATAAAGACGAGATAGAAAATCTTTCCTTCTATGTTTTTAACTTTGAGTATGACAAGGCATGGAAAGTTAAAGCTACACAGATGACAGATGACACTATGCGTAGACCAGACTTTGCTAGGGTACATAAGTCTGAAACTTTCTATCACATACCCTACACTGAAGCAGAATTATTAGAGGTATAATATGTCACGTAAAACAGCAAGAGAAGTTTTTGAGGAGAAGACAAACAAGAAGTTTGATACTGTTAATAGTCCACCTCATTACACTCTAAAAGAGGGGGTGGAGTGTATAGACTACATCAAGCAAGTGTTAACAAAGGAAGAGTTCAAGGGTTACTGTCATGGCAATGTAATAAAGTATCAACACAGGCATGAGTATAAAGGCAACCCAATAGAGGATATGGAGAAAGCAAAATGGTATCTAGAAAAAATGATAGAAACAATGAAGGAACTAAGAAAGTAACTCCATACGATCAGGGTAAGAAGGACTTTAGTGGTGGTAGGTTAAACAATCCCTACCATCACCACTACAACTTTAGAAGACACAGGGACTGGCAGTTTGGTTTTAACCAGGCTTACTTTGATAATTTAAAAAAGGTGAAGCAACGTGAAAAAGTTGACGAAATTAGAGGCAGAAGCTAAGGCTTATCAGGAATTAAATAATAAAAAACCAACGAGACAAGCTAACAATCTTAGTGTTCGTAGGTACTTTGCAGGACAGGCTATGGTTGCACTAATTATTAAGTCTCATGGTGGAGTACGTAAGGCTGACATAAAGAGGGAAGCATACGAGTGGGCTGACTACATGTTAGAGGATTAGTCTAGTCCTATAGATTTTTCAAATAATTTCTTTCTAAATGGTTCATCTTTTATAAAAGATAATATTAATTCTAACTGTGGGGTATCTAGTTCCCACAGATTATCTTCTGATGTACCAAAGGCTTCATAGTAATCTCTTAACTTTTCTTTTTCTACACCACTATTTGTTATATCAAAAACAACTCCTGCTTTTCTAGGTTCGTCCTTATCACTGTATTTTAATACTTCTTTTACATCTTTTTTAGCTTCTCTAACAATAATATTTAAATTTCTTTCTTTGTCTTTTAAAGATAATTCATCCCACCTGTTAGCAACAGTAGCATCTGCGTAAAGTTCTAAGTATGGAAAAATATAATCATTAATTATGTTAACGGCTTCAGGTTCTGAATATATATTAGTTTTCCAATTTGATCTTCCAACATCATTAAATAGTTTTTCTATTGTAGATGGTGCTTCAACTGCTCTAAATCCCACGACCCTACCTATTGGAGCAGAGGGAGAATCCTCTTGTGTAGCAAACTTTTTTTCTTCTTGAGAAACACCTGCAAGTTCCCCAAAGATTTGATCTACATATCTTAGTGAATCATTCCAAGCCTTGCTGCCTTGTTTTTTATCCGCATAAACATAATCCTCACCTTTGTAAAGGCCAACAGCTTGATTAACAGGGTCAGCAAATCTAGTAAAACCAGAACCATACATTGAAAAAGCACTACCCAACAGTTTACCAAATCCTTTTGCCGCTTCAGTACCATCAAGTTCTACCATGTTACCCACTAAGTCACTAAGTATACGTCCTTGATCTCCAAGATTACGAATGAAACCTTCAATACCAACCTGTTGTGCAAATACAGCCTTTAAATCATTAGGTATCTCACCATCCCTAATCATGTGAGCACCTATTCTAGCAGCTATTTTAAAATGACTATATGGGAAGTCATACTGCCTACTGACTATTTGTCCGTCAGATTGTCTCTCTTCATGCCAAGCAAGATTTTTCTCTAAGTTGTCCATCTCCCTGTAGGTTATGGCCCCTAGCGCCATATACCCTGCTGCTGCTCTTGATATACCCTCAAATACATCCTGTTCTTTACCTATAGCTGCTCTGTACAACATGGTTGTTCCAGTGTGTCTAGCAGTAAATGCAAGAGTATTATTAAAAAACTGTCCAAAAGGAGCAACTGCACCTACAATGGGTATTAATCTCATAGATTCTACTGCACCTGCAAAGATTGCTACTGGATCTCCTTTTCTAGCTCTTTTAGGATCAGTAAAAGATCTTGAGAAAGAATTATCTAATGCATCTGTAACAGCCGTGGTTTCTATTTTTAAAAACTTTTTATATGAGTCAGACTTGGCATCAGATAAATATTCCCAAACATTGTCTTGAGCCATAAAATCATTCAAGGACATATCATATTCTAGTCTAACTTGTTTATCCAAAGAGTACATAAATTCTTGTGTTTTAGATAAAAAGTCTTGTACTTTAACACCATATAAAGTCTGTAAACTATTAGTTAGTGTTTCAAATTTAGTTTTAGAAAGTTTTTCGCCAGGATTTAATTCTAATTCTTTTAGCACATCATTAACTTCAACACCACCGTATATGTACCTAAATAATTCTTTACGTGCTTCTGGCCTAAAAGTTAAATAGTCCATTGCTGATTCATATGTTGAATAAGGATCAACTATATTTTTAAATTTTTGAAATTGTAATTTAACAAGTTGTTTAGATTTGTTTCTGTAAACATTAGCAGTAGTTTTACTACCAACCACATCAGATATAAAAGCACCACCACCATATAAAGTAGCTTGTATCATATCAGAAAATGATTGCATGGTTGATGCTTGCACCCAACCTTTTATGTTTAATGCTGTAGTTCCAGGGTGCATAACGAGGTATTTAATAAAATTCTTTTGAAAATTATCTGTAAATTCTTTTGTGTTTTTCCACACACCTTTTTTACTAGGATCAAGAATAATATCTACGGCCTGTTTACTAGTAAGTTCTGGTAAAGTCTTACCTTTTAAACCTGCCTTTGCCGATTCATCAAGACCTGCATTAAGTTGCCTAGATAATGATAAAGTTCTACCAGCACCCTTTGCCTCCTCAGACATTCTTTTTAAGAAATCTTCTACGGATAAATTTTTAAACTCAGAGTCTATAGCATTTTTAAATATATTATCATAAGATTCTTGTATAGAATCTTTTGTTGATTTATCTAATTTTTCATATATATCTCCAAGGTATAAATTAAATCTATCATCTTTTCCACGAGAAGTCCATTGCTTTACTCCAGCTTGATATAAAATATCTTTTAATCCACCTACTTCACTACCATCTCCTTGATAAAAATAACGTATTAAATTATAGTCATATGCTGCATCATAAATATCTTCATCCATTTCTTTGTTAGCTATTTTTAAATTAAGTCCCTCTGCAGTCCTTTCTGCCCACTGTTCAGCAAAAGATGAAAGTTTAGTAGCGCCATCTTGAACAACTTTTACATCTACTGCCTCTACTATTTTTGCAGCATCAAAAACTCTGGCAGCTTCATCCATCTCTGCTTGTCTAGTGGTCAAAACAATCTGTTCTGATCTGTCTACTAGCTGAGAATATAAGGGAAGTTTAGATACCCCCCTTGTTTTATTCAAAGCAAAAGCTAGACCACCGCCAGTTAAACCACCAGCAGCACTAAGAAACATTGCCAAAGGATCATACTCTTTTAAAGTATCTGCCTTCATACGAGCCTTTTGGTTCATGGCTTCTAAACCGACACCAGCAGCAGCATCAAATCCAGCAGAATAAATTATCTCTTTTCGTAATGCCTTATTTGCAGCAGTCTTATAACTAGAATCCTTTAATATTTTTTCTGTATAGGCTTTACGTGCCTGTCTTGCAATCTCTTCTTGTCCCTTTTTAGATGCAGCCTTTACACCAAGAGACTTACTAGCAGCCTCTGCAGCCCTTATTGCACCTGCCTTTGCAATCTGTGTTGCAGCCTTTGTAGCACCAGATGCAAACAATTTTCCAACACCAAGACTTAAAATGTTTACTGGATCTACAATTAAAGCACGAGCATAATCACCAACGGCATCTACTTTTTCACCAAGAGTTCTATCTTTACTAAACGCACCATCTAAACTATCAAATACATTGTAAGCATCTCCTGCTATCTTACGTCTTTTTGCAAGAGATGGACCATCTCCTTTATTTAAATAAGATAATTCAGTGGCTGTAACAAGAGACTGACCAAAGTTAAACTTACGCATATTGTTTACAAAAGAATCTATTATTTCATCTTTCTCATATTCGTCTTCAGTCATACTGAAACGGTCTTCCATGTACACTTGAATTTTTTTATAACTGTCTTGTTTCCCTAACTGATCTCTTAAGGAACCAGAAGTGGGAGCACCAAATAATTCATCATATTCTGCTTGAGATATTTTGCCCATTATTTTACCTTTATGGTTTTTCTTTTACTATACCATCTTTTTTAATGAATGTTTTTGTAGACCCATCAGGCATAATTACATCAAGAATAGTTTCACCCTTATTACGTCTGCGCCTAAAAAATTGTTCAGCCTTTTTTAATGGATCTTGTCCTTGTGTTATTTTAATATCTGGATATTCTACTACATTGTCATCATCAAGGGGTAAGGTTTCAGGGAGAGGTTCAGAAGACGTTGTAGTAAAATCATATTCTTCTTCACCAGAAACAAAAGGTAAAAGATTTTGATTTATAAATATAGGTTGATCTCTAAAAATTTCTGGGTACTGATCAAAGTATTGCTGTGCAGTATTAAAACCAACACTTTGTTCAACTAACATCTTATTAAATCTTTCTTTTGAACTATCAATATCCTGTATTGCTTCTAATCTATCTACCTCTTTTTGTAAACGAGTTACCTCTGCAGTATTTTGATCTACTTGTGCTTTTGCTGCCTTTGTTTTAAGTCTTGTTATACTATTTAGTAAAAGTGTATCATATTCATCAACAAGTTCTCTTTGAACTTGTAAAATATCTGATCCTTCTAGCTGTTGAAACTTACTTAAATCTGTTGTAACTGTGTCTCCCACCCTTCTCTTTAATATAGGAGCACTAATGCTTGCTTGTATGTCTGCACCTTTTCTGCCCATAATATCTGAAGAGTAAACATCATACATTATTTCTTCTGTATCAGTTGCCCCAAATATTTTTTGCAACATATTCTTTTGTACTTGCTCTGGTTTTCTTAATTCACCAGCCTCTACAAATTCTACTGTAGCAGATTTAATTAATTCAGATGGGGTCATGCCAGATTCTTCATAGTCTGCAGAAAGATCAACGGAACTATCTAACATATCTCCAGTCACAGGCCCAGTTTCTTCTGCAGTCATTGCAGTACGAGTTAATCTTAACAGTTCTCTAGGATCATTTTCAAGTAAAGCATTTATTTTATTTTTATTCATACCCTTTGAATCTAAATAATCAACTGCTGTTGTTAAAGTATTTCGTTCTTTTTTTACTTCTTGTTGTCTGTCAAGTCCAGCCTTCCACAGGTATTCCTGCATAGCATCAGACTTCTGCCTGACGTACTCCCTGTTCTCTTTCATGTTCTCTGCTAGACCACCCAGAAAACCTCCTGCTAAAACTGCACCTAACATCTTATACCCTCGCCATTAAACCTTGCTTTGGTGGAGCCATTTCTTCAGTTTGCTCCCCTGTTTGCTCCTGTGGTTCTGCCTCTTGTTGAGTAGCCTCACCTGCTTCTTTTAGTAAGTCATAACCTGCGTCCTGTTCCTCCTTTGGAGTAGCTCTGGCTGCACTAACAAGTATTGCTGCCCTCTGCATTGGACTTGTATCATCATCAGGTTCAAACTCTTCTTTGTAATCTACACCAGCAGTATCAGCAGCCTTGCTAATAAACTTTCTTACAATAGGTGCAGCAATCATACTAACATCAATACTGTGTATGCCCTGTGATACTGCCCCTGTCATCAAAGAGTCAGTCAAGTTTTTTACTGGCACACCAAACTCTAATGCAAAAAATATGTTATCTATTACATCCTCTTGAGATACCCTATCAATGTGATAACGTATAGCCTCATCAGGATCAACAATCTCAGGTGGCCTCTCCCAAGGAAAGTTTCTAGGTTCATCCGTTAAAGACTGACCAGGAATTGCTGCTTGTAGTGCTTTCATTATGTCTCATCCTTATTAAAACCGTAGTTAAATAAATCGTATTCTTTCTGCCGCCTTTTAACTAAACCAGGTAGTTTCTTTTTATCAGCATACACATACTCAAGAAGCATGTCACCCATTTCCTCCACACCCCTAGTTCCGTTTTGTGATAACTGATTTAAATTTCCTTGTCCTACATTGTATGTAAAACTAATCAGTGCATTTTTTTGACCTTCAGTAAATGGTTCATCATAACCCTCTTCTAGTTTATTAACAGCTTTTCTAGCAACTTGTAGTTCTTCATTAAGACGATTAAGGGCTTCTTCTTTTGTTATAACTTCTGTTTTACTTTTAGCTTTAGTTCCATAACCAACAGTGTACTGTTTAACATCCCAGTAAGCCTTCTCTTTAAAACCTTCTAAACCTATAACAAAATCTACAAGATTATTACTGGGTATTTTATTACTAGTGCCTGTAGGACTGGATAACTCTTTTTTCTTTTGGGTTAACTGTGGATTTTCATTATTAAAACCATCATCTATTGAAGTTTCCCAGTTGTTCTCCCACTCAGCTAACTGCCTTCTTTGAGTGTTTCTTGTGGACCTACGACTTTCTTGAGCAGATCTTTTTACTTTACTCATCTGACTTTCCATCATAGACCCTACGTCTAATGGTTTTGGTTTTGTACCCAAACCCCCAGTTTTTCTACCTGGCTCTGCAATATCCAATGCATCACTTAATCTTGCCATAGTTTACCTCTTTACAAGTCTATAATTTTTAAGAACACTTCAGACAAAAAGTTACCAGTGCTTTGTGTTGCCTCTATTTTGGCCTGAAGTTCTGCTGCTGTTAGTGTTGCCTCTGCAGCCATTTGCTGTAATATAATTGATGTTGCATTATCCGCATTACTCTCAGCAGTTTGAAAGGCTAACGACATAATGTCTCTTTCTCTTTGCCATACAGCATCTATATTTTTAGATGTCATTGCGTTCATTGTCTTAGCAAAATCTCTGTTACTTTCATTCTGTGTAGCAGTATTAATAGTAGAAAGGTTTTGTCTCCACTGTGCATTAGCCTGTGCTACTACCAAACCATTGTTAGCATTAAACTGATCCCTCTGATTTTGTAGATTAGAATTAAACTGACGAACAGAGTTTACTGCATTAACATTAGCTTGATTAACAGCGTTTGTTTGTGTTGCATTAAACTGTGAAGTCTGTGATGCCAGTGATGCAAAGAACTGATTAGTTTGATTCTCACTGGTAGCATTAAACTGTGATGCAGCATTAGTAGCAGCCTGATCAGTAAAGAGTGCTTGTACATTTTGTTGTGCTTTAAATAGTGCAGTTTGCTGCTCATTACCTAAGTTAGCCATGTCCATCTGCAGGAACGCTTGTGCATTTTGCACTGCAGCCTGTTGCCTGTTATTTAAATTAGCCATATCAAGGTTAGCTATTGCTGCAACTTCTGCCATTACCATAGCCTGTTTATTTGTTAGGTTAGCCATGTTCATAGTATTTACTGCACGAGAGTTTTCCATTGCTATATTTTGCTCTGCAGTAAAGTTCATATTAGCAACATCACCAATACGTGCAGAGTTTTGTACTCTGGATTGAAACTCTTGGTCAAACTCTTGTCCCATAAACTGAGCACGTTGTTGTGCAGCAAGCATAGCACGTTGTTGACGATTTGACAAGTTTTGTGATTCAAATTGTGCAACAGTTTGTGCGTCAGCCTGTGCAATAGGTAGTGCAGACTCCATTGCTGCTTGCACCATAGCTTGACCAGCCATACTACTTGCACCTAATCCCCTTGCAGCCATTGCAGCACTTACTGCCCTCATTGCACCAGAAGCCCAAGGGGGAGTATTGCCCCCCTCAAAGTCCTGCATCAGCCCTTCTAGCTGACCCTGTACGGTAGCCATCTTAGTTGGAGTAGCCTCTGCAGCCTGTACTTGTTCCGTAAACTTAGCGGCCTTCTCTGCATCAGCAGCACCACTAATAAGTTCACCCTCTTGTATCTCACGTTGTACAGGGTTTTCCATAATATTAGCAGCACCTTGGGCAGACTGCATACCAGACACAGAGGATTCAGTCTGTTGTGCTGCACCTACTTGTGCTTCATCACTAACTTTACCTGTAGCTGCTGTTGTTCCCTCTACTGCCTTTCCCACTGCTTTAGCAGCAGATGTTGCACCATAAGTAGCTGTATCTGCTACACCAGGAGTTGTTGCTGTTTCTACTGTTCCTACAGTTGCTGCATCTGCATATGGAGCTGTGCCACTAACCTGACCAGCACCAGAACCTATGTCTTGATCTGCAGTGGGTGATATATAAGATACTGGTGCTTGTATAGGTTGCATGGTTTGTTTTACCACATCCTGAAACATTGGCACTATTTCTTCTTGATATTTTATACCACTTGGATCATCAGTGGTTTCTCCTCCCTCTTGATAACCAGTAACCATACCACCTCTATTCATACTACCTTTTCTAGGAAAAGGTCCAGCCTTTAGTTTTTTTATATCAAAAGGAACAGAGTAATCAAAAGAACCCGTAGTTTCATTACCCATTGGATCATACTTTAATCCAACTTCAAAATTATTACCATATATTGGATCTTTACCTTTTATAAAAAATTTACCTTGATAAAGACCAAACTTTGTATTCTTAGATTCTTCAACTATTTTATTAGGTACAATAATTTTACTTCCTACCTGATCATAAGATAAATTTTGACTATCTAACTCTGTCTTAAAAGCATCTACCCAAGGATTATTCACATCAAAGATAGACTTTTGACTATCCCCTTCACCAAGAACAGAGCCTTTGTCATCAGTGTAAGTATACTCTATACCTTTTTCTTTCATACGGTTAGAAGTACGTTGCCTTTCTGTTCTGTTACTAGGTGTGTCAGAGTATTGTAAGGGTTTAGTTTGAGTAGTTGGAGTAGACTTTGCAAATGCCTGTTGCGTTTGTTGTGATTGAGATGACCTATCATCTCTATTTCTTGGTGTAGCTACAGGAGTACCCATGGAGAGTTGAGTAGTAGCCTGTGGTGGAGGGGTAGAAACACTAGGTTGTTGTGTTCTACCTCTCTCTACACCTGCTGCAGGTTGTGATCTAGGGGCAGGACTAGCTGCAGGTGCTCCCCTACCTGTTTCAGCAGGTCCACCAGTATAACCACCATAGGCCATACCAGTCATGGCCTTTTCATACTGACCCATACGAGAAGCAGCACCAGAGTTTGACTGGTAGAAGTTATCCAAGGCAGTTCTAGACTTCTCGCCAGTATACCCAAGAAACTTCTTAGCTAAATCATTCTCTGCATCTAGTGATATAAACCCACCTGCAGACATGGATCTAACATAACCTGGTGGTACATAGGTAATAGGTTGACCATTTTTAAGAGTAACAGGCATCTGTTGTCCTCTTTCATTACGGTATGTTACAGTCTGAACACCACTATCTCCAACACCTAACTCAGGTGGTTGAAAAGTAGAACCTGGTTGATACCCACCACCAAATGTAGGCACAGAACCTAGACCAACTGTGGATACGGGTTTAGCAACTGTAGCACTAACTGGTGTATAGTCTGTAACTGGTGGAGGTGCAGCAGCAGTAGCAAGTCCCGTATCAGTTGTAGTAGGTGCAGTTGTGGTAACTGGTGCTGTTTCTACTGGTGTGGTAGTAGTTGGTGTTGGATCATAACCAGTTGTAACTGGTTGACTAAATGCCTCTTCTGTTTGAGTCTGAGTTGCTTCTGGTACTGTAACCTCTGGAGCAGGTGTAGTGTCAGCATAGGTAACTACTTCTTCTTGTGTAGGTTGTTGACTATCTATATAATCTTGCACTGCTTGCCTATCAGGAGATCTAAAAACAGCACTCTTTGGAACTGCCATAGGAGAAGATGCTCTTTGTATTTGATTACCACCACGCATTACGTAAAAAGTTTCTACTTGTGGAACTAAAAATGTAGGATCATCAGGTTTACCTGCATCTGGTTGCTGTTCTTGTTCACCACCAAGGTTTAACTGTGTATCCCTGTAGTCAAATACAGCCTGTTGATCAAAGCCAGAGTTTACTGCACTCTCATTTAAGAAAGAACTAGAGAAACCAGTCTGTTCATAAGAGGAGTCTAGTGTAGGATTGTCAACTGTAAATGTTCTACCATCATCCAGTAGGAATGTTTTTGGGTCAGACCTGTAACCTGCCTCTTCCATTTGAGCAGACTTAGCATTTACTAAATTATATGCATCTTCAAGTCTTTGTCCACCTAAAGCACTAGCACCCATAGCCAAGTTTATATTTGATATATCATTAAGTTTTATTTGACCATCATTATCCAAGTCATACAGTGCTAAATCTTCAGCAGACATATTTGCTGTTTTTCCACTATCAAGTTGATTTGGTATTAAGTTACCATCCGTATCTCGTTGACCATACTTTTCAAAAAAATCATTGCCCCAATTAGCTAGGTTAAAACTAGCATCACCACCAAGATTAGTATCAGTTCTGTCAGGCAAGGGTATACTTGGACCATCATCTACTGGTGGTTCTTCTGCTGGTGGTGGTGCTTCTTCAGCAGGTGGTCCATAAGCTGCACCAGGTTCAAATAATCCTAATTCCCTAGCTTTATTTTGGGCAGTAGCCATTTGATTTTTCATATCTCTCTGAGTTTCTTTGTCAAAGTTGTACTTTTCAAACACAGTACCATCAATCAAAGACTTCTCAAATGCAAGTTGATTTCTAAAATCTGTTAAATCTTTCTTGTCAATATTAAAAGATTTACCGTATGCGTCAGTTACTTGTGGCATTATCTAGTTCCTATCCATACAAAACCAAAGAGAGCACCCAAAAGAACAAGGAAGAGTGCAATACCTGCAGTCCATTCAATAATCGTTTGTTTGATTTCCATTTGTCTGTGTTCATGTTCTCTCTTCTGCTTTCTTAAATCTGCTTCTATTTCTAGTATCTCTTGCCACTTAGAGGGACCATACATTACTGAAATATAATCTTTCAGTTCTTTACGCATGGACTCAGCTTTTTGTTTAGCTGCAAATATCTCCATTGCCTGAGATTCAATACCACCACCTAGTGCTTTGTACCATGGTGGCTTTTGATTTTGTCTGTCTGCAAAGTCTAGATCGGCTACTGCACCAGCCCACTTAGCCATAGTGCCACCCATGTCTTGCAGGTCTTTGCCAACCTGTATGCCTTTCTTTAATGCATTAAAGGCAGCAGTAGCACCTGCAATAGCCGTTATGGGATCTATCATCTTCTCTCTATGATTCTATCTAGCTTTGCGTCTAGAGCCTCCAACCTGTCTATTATTCTATTCATATCACTGTTAGCTTCTGCTCTAGTCATATAATCACGAGCCATTTCTTCTCGTGTCTTGTTTAGTAAAACCTGCATACGTTGTGTTTCTGTGTGTTGGCTACGGATAATCCAACCTACTATACCAAGTAGGCCAGTTAGTCCTGCACTCCATAGCAACTCCATTTCCATGAGGGTTAGCCTGTAAAACTATCAGCAGCAGTTATAGCTGCATTGATTGCTGTAAAGTCCTTGCTACCCCAATCTGAGTATGTATCCTTCTGGTGCTTGAGGTATCCTACACTACGACTTACACGAGCCTTCTTTTCGTCATGTGTCATGTCGTATGCAAAGTCTGCTGATGTAGCAGAGTTACCTTTGTTATGTGTTGCAATTACAGAATTAACTGTATCTGCCCCATTAAGACAAGCCTTATATGCCTGTTCTATTACTTCTGTTTCTCTAGCCATTGTTCATTTCTCCTATATTAATGTTACCAGATATTGATATTCTTTCACCATCATCATTATAAAAGGGAAAGACCTGATGAAGTAAGCATGAAGGAAACATTACCATATATCCTTCTGCTTGTTTCTCCATATTATATGCAAAGGTTGACACCCTGCCTAACGTATTTGTGTAACTAAATGCAAAGTTACTTATGTGATTGTCTGCATTTGACTCTGCACAGATAGGTAGCTTGCGTTGTTCTTCATAGGACGTAGGTATCTGCATCCATATTACAAAGCTGTAAACACCTGCATGATCATGTGGTGGATTAAACTCGTTCTGCTTTTGGAAGTTTACCCATAGGCTTTCTAAGTTAAACCCTTCATCTTCTTTCATGCCTAAACGATAGGGTGTTCCATAATCTTCTAAGTGCTTCCTCATATAGGCTGGTATTACCTCACCTACAAAGTCTTCTATTAAATCTGACTTACTATCTAGTCTAATAGAAGAACTGATGTTACCTGCTAGTTCAGGCTTCATATCTTCTGGTTTTTCTCTTGCTTCGTTTATTAATGTCCACAAGTCATCAACTATTTCTTCTGATAGTTTTCCTTCCACTACCCCAATGTTAGGGAAGTTTCTTGCTAGTAGTTCCATTGTTTATCCTTCTAGTGTTGCTATTCGTGCTTCTAGGGCATCGTTCTTTGCTGATAGTTCTTGTAGTGCTTTGACTAGGATTGGTACAAACTTGCTGTACTGCATACCGTACTGTTTACCGTCATCAGATAAAGATGTTACTAAATTAGTTTTATCTGCAATCTTATAGCCAGCAGCTTTTTCTAACACCTCAACTTCTTGAGCTTTAAATCCTACGTCTAACCAATCTTCTTTATGTGTTCCATCAGGTGTTTGGGCATCAAGATCATAATCGTCAGCAGTTCTGTCACCATATCTAGCTCGTTTATCCCACTTATAAGTTACAGGATTAAGTGCTTTTACAAAATCAAGTCCAACATCTAATGCAGTAAAATCTGTCTTATCTCGTTGGTCAGAAGCTACCGTCCAATCAGCTTGAATATGACAAGCACCAATAGTTTCATTTCCTAAAGCTATTGTATTGTTACCTGTGGTAATATTGCCACCAGGACTACCTGTTCGCCCTGCATTATGACCTAACACCAAATTGTTGATACCACTTGAAATAGCAGCCCCTGCTGCTGTACCTAAGCCTGTGTTATCAGTGCCTGTGCAAACTTCTAGTGCAGAAACCCCAACTGCTACGTTACCGTCACCACAATTACCACTCAATGCCTGATAACCCACTGCTACATTTTCTTGACCATCATCAGTACCATCACCTGCTTCAGCACCTATAAAGGTGTTAAAAAATCCTGTTATATTAGTTGTACCTGCTTCATAACCAACTGCGGTGTTGTACATATTATTTGCAGTTGCACCAGCAGAATTTTGTGATCTTAAAGAACGGTAGCCAATAGCTACACAACGACTACCTACATCATCAGTCTCTAATGCTTCACGGCCTATAGCCACGTTATAAGAACCAACCGTTAATGCACGGGCAGCTTGATAACCCATAATTGCGTTAGCCTCGCCACTAGTACAAGAAAACAAGCTTTCAACACCTACAGTAGTATTAGCTCCACCCGTCATAGCTCCACCACCAGATGAAGCACCGACAAAAGTATTGGCTGTTCCTGTAGTAAGACCTGAACCTGCGTTATATCCTACTGCGGTATTATTAGTATTTGTAGCTGTAGTGAGATTTTGTGTAAATAGAGCTTGGTATCCTACAGCCGTTGATTGAGAACCAAGTGTGTCACTACTCAAAGCAGTATAGCCTACAGTAGTGTTTTTATCTGCATCAGTAAGAGCATCGCCAGCTTCACTACCTATTAAGGTATTTAATCGACCTGTTGTGACTGCTACACCTGCTTGAAAACCTACAGCAGTATTGTAGGTCTCCGTAGCTGTAGTAAAATTTTGATTACTCAATGCAGTATAACCAATTGCAGTAGACCTGCTGCCTAATGTATCAGCATCTAATGCAAGAGCACCTACTGCGGTATTAAGAGCACCTGTTGTAATAGCATTACCTGCATCAAAACCTACTGCTGTATTATAAACACTAGTTGCAGTGCTATTGCTTTGATTTGCAAGACTAGAATTACCTATAGCTACACTAAAAGAACCTGCTACTTCAGAAGTTAATGCGTTCATCCCTACTGCTGTATTATGACCGCCAGTAGTTATAGCATCTCCAGAACTACCTCCTACAAGGGTATTTAATGTACCTGTAGTGACTGCATTACCTGCACCACTTCCAACAGCTACATTAAACATATTTGTAGCTGTAGTAGGATTTTGTGTTGCTAAAGTATCATTACCAATAGCTGTAGAATAACTGCCTAGTTGATTTGCAGTTAATGCCCTTGTACCAACCGCAGTATTAAAGTCTGCATCTGTTATTGCGTCACCTGCTAGTCCACCTATAATAGTGTTGTCTACACCTGTTGTGACTGATAGCCCTGCATTATGACCTATGGCTACGTTGTAATTATCTGTGGCTGTTGTAAAATTTTGATTAAGTAAAGCACCATGCCCAATAGCAACTGCTCTGCTACCTTTTGTGTCAGAGCTTAATGCAGCAACCCCTAAAACTTGATTAAACGATCCAATAGTAAGTGCATCACCTGCAAGTCCACCAATAAGGTTGTTAGACTCGCCTGTTGTAACTGATAATCCTGCATCTGTGCCTACGGCAGTATTGTACATATCCGTAGCTGTTGTTGGATTTTGAACTAGCAACGCCTGATTGCCAATAGCTACTGACCTGTTTCCAAGAACATTAGCACTTAATGTCTGATAACCTACTGCTGTATTTAAGTCTGCATCAGTCATTGCGTCACCAGCTAATGCACCTACAAGTGTGTTGCGTATGCCTGTTGTAACTGCTGCTCCTGTTTGATATCCAACAGCAACATTATAACCATCCGTTGCTGTAGCATAGTTTTGGGCTGATAGTGCATCTGCACCCACTGCTGTTGACTTACTTCCTACATCATCACTAGTTAGTGCAGCATGACCTATAGCTGTATTATCACTTCCTGTAGTTAAAGCATCGCCAGTAAATGCACCTATAAGATTATTTCTTAAACCTGTTGAAACTACATTACCAGCAGAAAAACCAACAGCTACATTATACGTATCTGTAGCTGTAGTTGGATTTTGTTCGTTTAAGGCAGTATCACCAATCGCAACAGCCCTACTACCAAGAACATTTGAACTTAATGCACTGTGTCCTATTGCCACATTAAAGTCTGCATCTGTTATTGCGTCCCCTGCTAAAGCACCGACAAGAATGTTGCGTATACCTGTTGTGATATCATTACCTGCATCATGTCCTACTGCTACGTTGAAAGCATCTGTAGCTGTAGTGAAGTTTTGAGTAGCTAATGCTTGATTCCCAACAGCCGTTGTTTTACTGCCTAAAGTATCACCAGTTAAAGCTCCTCTTCCTATCGCTGTATTAGCACCTCCTGTTGTAAGAGCATCACCTGCTCTACCTCCAACAAGTACATTATCTACACCTGTAGTCAAAGATAATCCTGCAAGGTACCCAATTGCTACATTTTCAGCGTCTGCACCAGCATTAAGAGTTTTTAACGCTTGATAACCCATTGCGGTATTTCTGCTATTTGCATCTTCCGTTTTAAGTGCCTCAAATCCTACAGCTACATTAAAATCACCAGTAGTAATTGCAGTACCAGCTTCATCACCTATAAGCACATTATAGTTACCGCCAGATAAAATGCTGTTACCTGCATTACCACCTAGCTTAACGTTTGATGTACCTAGTGTTGTAGTAGAGATAGAGTCAGATGCCGTTAGTATTATATTAGCCTCACCAGCTATGGTCATCGTTCCATCAGTATTTTGATGTATAAAAGTTGCAGCATCACCAAATGTTAATTTGTTAGTGCTATTTAGAGTTAATCCTGTTCCATCAGTATGTGTAAGGGTAGTGTCATCATCGTCACCAAAAGAAAGTATTGCACCATCATGCTGTAGTTCTAAATCTTGAGTAAGTGTAACATCACCATCAGCACCTATAGCAATAGCATCAGGATCACTGGCAGAACCAATAGTACCAGCATCTTTAATAATAAAGTCATCTGCAATAGTAAGCAAACCTGCAGAGCTTAGTGTCATTTTAGCAGTGGCACTAGCAGCAGCAGTTTCAGATGCACCAGTAGTAAATACTAATTTAGTAGAGTTAACACTAGAGGTAAACTCTGCCTCTGCTATAGCATGGATACCTGCAGCTACAGTAGCAGCATCTGTACCACTATCATCTCCTGCAGCAAACTCAATAGAACCAATAACTTCATTTGCAGTTATTTCATTTTCCTCAGATTTAAGTTGTACTACTATTGGTTTATTATCACCTGTATTGGTGTTGGTAACTGTCAAACCTGTATCTGCTACATGAGTAACAGTTATTTCATTGTCAACACCAAAACCTAGCACAGCAGCATCACTGTCTAGTTTTAAGTCATTGCTAACTAAGACTGCAGTAGAAGCGTTAATGTCAACTGTAGCCTCGCCATCTATACGTAGTACACCATCAGATGATTGCTGTACAAATGACGCAGCGTCACCAAAGGTCAGCTTGTTTGTACTATTTAATGTAAGACCTGTGCCATCTGTGTGTGTAATTGTAGTGTCGTTGTCTGCGCCAAAACCTAGTACGGCAGAGTCACTGTCTAATTTTAAGTCATTACTTACTAGCACTGCAGTAGATGCATTTATATCAACCGTAGGTGCTGTTATTTCTAGTTCTGTATCAGCATCTATATCTAGCTGACCATCTGTACTTGAGTTTATAAATATTGCAGTGTCACGAAACTGTACTTTTTTATCCGTAGCAACAAGCATGTCCCTACCAAAACCATCAATGTAAGCTACACCATCCAGATATAAATCTTTAAACTCTAAGGCATCTGTACCCAAGTCTATTGCATTATTTGATTTAGGTGAAACAATTGTAGCACTAATGGTAATATCCTGTGCAGGACCAACAACAGATACTGGCCCACCCTCAGCAGATGTACCATCATGTGTGTGACCACTTGTAGAAAATGCAGTTACAATGGCATCAAACTCTCCATCAAAGTCTGCAGCATTAATAACATTACCGTCAGCAATATTATTGTCCGTATCGTTTCTTGTATAACCTGTTCCCATAATCTTACCTTCTTGTGTTTGTTCCGTACTCTAGTGTCACCGTGTCAAGTGAAAAAGGTGGGTCTGTACTATCACTTCTAAATTGAACTGCTGTTGTAAATCCTGTACCAACTGTTTGTGTTTTAAATAAGTTTTGAACCTTACCGCCAAATACAACTGCGGCATTTGTAATTCTAACATTACTTATTGTAGATGTCAATGCATTACTTATAGTAATTGCAGTGCTTTTAAATGTTAAGTCTACATTATCTGTTAGACTATTTGCTTTTGATAAAACAATATTATTTTGATCTGTTACTGTAGTTACAAATGTATCAGTCTTAACTCCTGTCCCTGATACACCCATACCCACCGCAATTGTTCCACTGTTATTATCCAATACTAAACTTGTAGTATTAGCCGTAACACCATTTACTTTAGCTGTAGCTGTTGTAGTTGTTCCTATATCTGATGTTCCTGTTGAGGTAATAGTAGTATCACTAGGTATACCAGTACCAGCTATTGTATCTCCAAAAACCATATTGGTATTATCTGCTACTGTTATTGTAGTTCCTCCACTAGAACCAGAACCCGTTGTAGCAAACTTAGCAAAAGTATTTACACCAAAAAATGCAATCTGTGCAGTTTCGTTAGAAAAAGTTATTCCTGCAGGTTGCACAGAGTTTAGTTCGTCAAAGTCAAACTTTAAATTGAATGTAAAGTTAACTGCACCCTGTGGATCTGTAAATAGATTTGCTTTATAAACTGTCTTACGTATTCTTGGGTCGTTAATAGGCATAAATGGTGATAGATATTCTGCAGATATATTAGACCCATCAAAACTATTACCATCCTCCATCTGATAAAGAAAACCATTATCGCCAGAAAATAATACTTTTTCGTTTGCACCCACCATTTTACTTGATGCAGAGAATACTTCCATACCTCTTATCTCTGCAAAAGAAAAGTCTGCACCACCTTGAGGAGAGAACTGTGTGGCTATAATACCCTTTGCTGCAGCACCTACTTGATCAGGATTAAAAGCAAACAATCTGTACTGTGACTTAGCCCTAATAACTAAACTGGTAAACAAACTAGCAGACTGTATAAAGTTACCTAGAGTAGCCTGTATTGACTTAGATATAATACCCAAACCAAAGTCACCAATACGATCAGTAGCACCTAGTAGTCTTAAACCATCAGCAGTGAGAAACATAACATCCCCACCTATTTCTTGAATGGTATCTCCATCAATACATCCAATGTCTTCACTAATAGGTGCTAACGCAAAGTTAGCCAAGGATGTACCTGATATTTGTTGGATAGTCCTATCCGTAAATATTATAAGTGATTCTCTAAAAGGTATTAAACCAGTAACGGAACCACCAACTCTAAAACTACCACCACCATTACCAGAAGTAAAATCACTATCTAATAGTGGACCAGTAAAAGTAACCACATCTCCTTTACCATAAAACAGATGCTTCTTAAAAGGAGATACGTGTGTTGCAGATATTACATCTGATGGTGCTCCTGTAAGCTCTACAAAGCTAGTACCATCATATAGTGCAGGTGGGTTAGCTCCATCAACTATTGCAACCTTACGTGTTCCTGTAAAGTTATACTCAGCAAACCTAGTTCTACCTGCGCCCTCTCTGTTTAAACTTATAAATGTTACAACTGCATTATCAGCAGGAGTGGATGCTAGATTAGGACTTATTGCTAGTGTCTGTCCACCTGTACCACCAGCATCAGAGGTTACTGTATATACCTTGTCAACACTAGCTATGGTAAACATATCTCCTATCTGAGGAGCAACAGTTAATCCATCTACTGCTAATGTACCACCTGAGTTAGACCCACCATTAACCAATACAGTACCATACGCAGGTACATTTACTTTTGTAAACCCACTACCAGATGTTTTATACAAGTCTGAGTTTAGTGCTACAATAACATCATCACCAAAAACTTCTACACCCTGTGTTCTATAAGGAGTAGAGTAACTTGTAAATGTTAATGCTGCTCCGTTTGCAGGACTAGAATCTAAACTAGTGGATAGTGTTAGTGTTGTTCTGTTATTAGTAGCATCAAAAGATACACCCGTTATGGTATATGTACCATCTACCCCTGCTATTGTAAATGTATCCGTTGCTACAGGTGTAGTGTGTGTTCTAGCTACAGTTAGTGTAGTTCCTGTTTGACTTGCACCATCTACAACTGCTAGTCCATATGGTGGTATCTTGTTAGCATCAAACTTACTAAACCCAAGTATTCTTCTATACCCACCAACAATAGATGGTTCAAAGTTTTTTAAAGTTATTGCAGATCCAGGCATGTTAATACCCTGCTGCAATGGACTTATGTTTGTTACAAGTCCTCCCCTAAACTCTACGGGAAAAGTTTCTCTAGTTGTGGGCATAGTTTAAAAAACCCTGCTAGGTAAAATTTTAGTATTCATTGTCCCAGTATTAACAACATTTGATCTAATGTAGTCATACTTATTTATATAAAGAGTACGCATATGTTTTATGCCATCATCAAAAGCACTCTTCATAATTACTGACTCTTGTGTTTCCCCTCTAAACATATAACTTATGTGCATAGCTCCGTCTACAATTACATACCTAAACTGCACTGGCAAACTAGGTACATCTGTTGCAGATGATAAATCAGTAGGTAGTTTAAAAAAATCAAACTCTAACACATATTGTTTGTTTGGGTATGGGTATAATAAATAATTATTGTCAGGGGTTCTTACAATAAATCTAGGTATTTCTCCCTCAGAAAACTGTGTTACTACTGTGCTATTATCTATAGCTGCTGCTGTTGTACTATTAGCTCCTCTGGTACATCCAGTAAAATCATTACCTGTTATACCCGTGTAAGTTATCTGTTCTCCACCTATAAACAAAGTACCTGTTGTACTAAAACCTGTGCTTGATGCTACGGATATTGTTGTAACAGAATCAGATAAACCACTACTAGCATTAATAGTTGTAGACTGTATATCATCCTCTTGGTTTGCATACTCTCTAGATATATACTCTTTATAATCTAAAAGGTTTAAATTATTACCAAAAGAACCTAAGTCAGTATCTTTTTTAATCCTAGCTGTAGAATAGTCTACGTGTTTAGCTGTTGTAGGTATTGAATATCTTACTACACCTGGAGTTAGTGTTTTTGTTTCCGTATCATGGTTAAACGGAAAACCATACTCATGTTGATTAATATATCTTATTGATGCATTTACAGCATCCTTTACCATAGCATACTCACCTATAGCAGATCCAAAATTACTAGATGTAAGTTCTACCTCATTTAGTCTTCTGTTAACATCATTGACTAAACCTAAATAATCATATGCCATTATTATTCCTTAGTGTAAGCTAAGGGGGTTAACCTAAGCTAACCCCCAAAGTCTTATGCTAGTAGATCACGATCCACTTCTTGAGCAGAACTAGACTGTGAGACATCATCCATCATTACGCATACTGCGTAAACACGAATAGTGCCACCAGTGATGGTTCCACTTGATGCATGTATTTCTACATCAATAGTATCTGCTGATGCAGTAAATGCTGGTAGATTAGAACATACACCTGAAGATGTAACTGCAGGAGTGTGATCTCCTACAGATGCAGCATCTAGGTCAAATGATGCAGCAAAGATATCTACATCTGTTCCAGTAATACCAATATGCAAAGCAGAGTCACTTGTAGTGCCTGTCATTGCAGCAGTAACTTCAAAACCTGAGTGCAGGATTAAAGTGTTTGCAGGAACAGCAATAGCTTCAATGATATCATTAGCTGCTAGTGCAGTTCCACCGTTTTGTAAGATAGCATCTGCAAGATCAATATCATTCTGCAGAGTTACCAAACTTCCACGAATCTGCTTGTTGCCTGTACCGCCATTGTTGGAAGTAGAGGCTGAGTTTGTGCTCATTGAGATAGTAGCCATAATTCAATCCTCCCTTACGCTGAGTTATATTTAGCAGTACAGATAGCTTCAGGACGAAGTATCTTCCTACCGTATAGATGCATACCACGAACAATGTCAGCAAAGCTGTCAGGGTCACGATATGTTTCTGTCTTATTGATCTGCTCTGCAGTTGCAACAGCAGAATCATGTCCAGCAACAATTACACCAAAAGCTGTATTTTGGTTTGCAGTGCCTGATGTACCTGGTCCAGTACCTACTGCTGGTAGGTTAGAGGATACATATAGACGGAAGCCGTGAAAGTTATTAATCACGAGTCCGTTACGTAGGCCACCTGACTCACCGTAATCTCCATTCATGAAGCGACTGTCCTCATCGGAAAGTATCTCCATAAATACAGGGTCGATTACCAGCCAACGCCCTTGGGTGTCAACTTGTTGTTGATCAAGCAAACGCTTCATACGTGCAATAATCATTGCAGGTGAAACAGTTGCAGTTGGAAGTGAAGTAGCACCTGGCATACGAGCAGTTACTGGGATTGAGTGATCACCAGCAGATGTCGTAGTAATATTACCAAATGAACTTTTAATCAGTTTCATGCTTGAAAGCAATTCGTCTGAACCTGCAGAGAGAACAGCTTTTTCACCACTTGCAGTAGTGTTAGCTGTATCTGCTTTTGCATGTAGAGCCGATTGTTTGAAGCCTGATAAATAACCTAGAACCTCTTGGTCATACTGATCAGCTAGACGGTAAGCTGCACGATCTGTTGCCAGATCCATGAAGTTTACGTGACTGTGTGCTTCCTCAATGTCATCCATTTTGAAAGCAAAGTAGTTTGATTTGTCAACTACTAGTGTGAAATCTTCATCGTCTAGGTCTTGTGCTGTGACAGTTGTGCCACGAGTATAAGCCTGGACTGAGATTTCAGGTTCTTTAATGATACGTACTGTATCACCTTGGGCAGCAATCTCTCCGAAATAGTCAGAGTTTGTAATGTCACCCACGGTAGCAGCTTTACGGAACGCAAGCTGTACCTTTTTGGAATAGATTATGGGACTAAAATTACCATTAGGTAAATTCCCATAACCTGACGCACTTGAAAAAGCCATGGTATCATCCTCCTGTAGTTTGGCTTTAGAAGCTAAACACATTGAAGAGGCTGTTATTTTTCTAGGGTGCAAGCATACTGATCAGGTTAGCTTGGGCCTATACTTGAACAGGTAGTTCTTATTAGTTTAGACTTTATTGAAATGAACATAAACAAAAGGTAGTCAAAAGAGGCTTTTGTTATATATCCCTAGTTATACTATTAACTTTCTATTTGTCAATAGTTATCTTGCAGATCCTGATATATCATACACAAATTTTCCACTACGTAGTGCAGCATTTATGTTATCAGAATTTTCTGCAAATTCTCTGTCAGACATTTTAGCAACGTCTGATTCTTTAATCATGTTGTTAGCATCAGCAAGATCTACTTCTGTCTTACTTTTTCTGGCTACAGTCTTAGCAGCGTTCTTAGTATTTTTCTTTCTGTCAGAAACAGTAAGACCATTATCCATTTTATATAAATCAATAACTCTAATTACTGAGTCAGGGTCATCTGAGTTTTCATAGAGAGCATCCTTAACCCACTTAGGTTGTTCTTCTGCCCAGTTGTGAAACTCATCTGCTGCTCTAAGATCATCAAAGTCAGAGTGAGCTTTACGTATTAAGTTTTCTGCACTGTCACGCTTTAGCTCCATACGTTCCTCATCAATCTCTTTAATACGTATGTTAGCCTTTTCAAACATTTCTTGTGCTTGTTTAGCTGCAATTTTTTCTACTATGCCAGCTACATCAGGATACTGCTTTGCCCACTCTTCTATATCCTCATCAGACTTAGGTGGGGTTATTCCTTCTTGAGTAGCTACTTTTTCTAAGCGGCTAAACTTTTCTTCCCACTCTTTTTCTTTTTCTTGGACATGTCTCCGTAGATCACCATATCTTTTTTTAAAAGTTCTTTCTTCTGCAGATAGCGTTTTTTCTTCAACTTCTGTATTGGCCTCTTCCTCTTGGGAAGTTTCTTCTTTTGGCTCTGCATCTACTGGGTTTTCCCCTCTTGCTTCAGCTTCAAGTTTTTTAATCTCCTCTTCTTCAGCTTCCATTTTCTTTTGTTTCTTTTCGTAGTTGTAACCACGGTCAACAAATCCTGCAGTCTTCTTTGTTTCTACTTGTGCTAGTTCAGGCATATTATTTTCTCCTTATGTTGGGGCCAGCTATTACACTGGGTAGCCTTATTATTTTTTGTTTACCTTTTTTCTTTGCATTAAACCACCTTTGTTAAATCCACCACCTCTTTTTATTTTTTGTTCTATACTTTCTGTTCTACCTGCAGCTTGTTGTTCTTTTTCGGCTTTTGCTGCTGCAGTATATGCTTCTTTATATTGCTTTTCTTTTTTTTCTCTTTGCATTTTCTGTGCTGCTGATTCACCACCACTTTTATCAGTACTACTACCACCTTGTTGTTGTGGTTCTGGAGTAGTAGTAGTGGCTTTAGTAGCTGTGGCATCACTATTCATCCAAGCATTTAATTCTTTT